TCATGTTGACCTTATTATCTTAACAATTGAAGAAAGAGAAGAAATACTTTTAGAAGAAGAATATCAGACAGAGATTGATTTTTATGAATTTGAGATATTCAACGTTGAAGCTAAGGGTAAAGAAGATAAAGACAAAGACAAAGACAAAGACCAAGACAAAGACTATTAGATATTAGATATAATAATTAATTAGATATTTTAGGGTTGTTTAACAACGTAAAACCTTTATTTAAAAGAGGGGTAACCCCTTTTTTTATTTTATTTAGTATATATTATATGGCAGGCAGACCTAAAGTTATAAGATGTAAACAATCATACATAAATAATATTGATAATCATACATTTTCAGGACCGATGAAAATGGGAACAAGTCCAAGTATAGGAGTAACAAGAAATTATTGGAATAATTATAATACTCAGTGTAATCAAAACCCAAATGCAGTAAAAAAAAGCTATAATAATATGGTTTTTTTAAATATAAATCCAGCTCAAACACCGGTTAGCGCGGGATTTAAACCAACAAATAATAATGGTTATACTAATAATTATCCATATCAAAAGTTTTAATATTTATTTTTATCAATTATCAATTATTAATTAATAAAAATAATTAATAATTGATTAGTATATAATATGTTTAGTGTAAATAAATTTTCCAAAAGAGTATTTAATTTTGAAAAAAAATATCAAAAATATGACGATGCATTATCAAATGCAGGAATTACACTTCCAGGATCAATTACAATCACGCCTACGCCTACTGTAACTTATGATTATTCTGGATATATATATTCATTTTAATAAATATTTTGTAGTAAATATTTTGTAATTAATATTTGTATTTAGTAAATAATTATTATAAATACAAATAATATAAATGACAAGTTTACTAAATGGTAAAATATCTATTGATCAAGTAGTTAATAGTTTAAATGCATTTAAACATGCTATTTATAACGTAAACTATGTAAATAAATTAATCATTCAAAATACTTCTAGTATTATTATTGCAGGTGAATATGCTTCAGTAATTAGCTCATATATAATAAATAAATATCCTACTAATAGTGTTGAAATAGGTATAGTAAATATTCCTTTAGATAAATCTAAATGGACCGAAGGTATTTTTTATTATGAAAGTTTACATTCTAATTGGAATAATCAACCATTAACAACTGCTAATAATTTTGACGATACAAAATCATATAACTTAATTAATGAATTTATAAATACTTGTTCGGATTATTTAAATAAGGTTTTAGGAAAAAACTCAACATCTAAAAAAATTTATCAATTTTATATAAAAAATTGGTTAAATGGTCTTCAACTGGTATGTAGATGTTTTCAACCAGATGTTTTAGATGAAACAAAATGGATTGATGTATTTTCTACTGTAAATTTAACAGATCATTTTCCAGACGCTAAGAATTTATCTACATTTTATCCAGAATATATTACATTTGTAAATATGATTTCACAACTTATTTTAGATTTAGAATCAGATAATTGGGTTAATACTGATTTAATCCAAACTATTTGGGAATATTCTAATTTATCTAATATTGACAACACAGTTTGTTTATATTCCGGTCAATTCCCTAGTTGGAACAATCAATTAATTTCTAATTGTTTTATTCCTAATTCAAATACAAACGTGCAACATATAATGACTCAATTATTTAATGATATATATTTATATTATCCATTATTGTCATTCGGTGAAATAGCATTTTCATCATATAATATAAATGGTAATAATATATTGTCTGTATGTAAAATAGATACATATAATGGTAAACAATGTATAAAAGAAGTAAAAATAAATTTACAACTTTTTTATACGCAAAATAATATAGTTGGCGATACGATTTTTAATGGTAATATACAATTGAAAAATGAAGCAAACGTTCCAATAATACAAACTGATATAGTAACCAAAGAAATATCAATAAATAGTAAAATAGGAATAAATCAAGGATTAGGCAAAATAAATGGTTTATTGGATATTGATAATTTGTCTAATACAGATATTATGAAGATTGTTACTACAATTTCGGCTTTAAATAATAATTCATATATTATTGTAAATGATATTTCAAATAGTTTAATATCTAATCCTGAAACTTTTACAGCGAGTTTGATTCCGCCAGATTATATGGAGGATATAATTGTTTTTTCTTGTCCAATTTATAATAGAATACAACCAACTGATATAACCTTTTTATATAATCCGCCAAATATTTTTAATACAACCCAATTTTCAAACGATTCTTTTTTAAAAATTCAAACAATTGTAAATGAAATAAATAAAATGAGCCATGAAACAAATGAATATTATATACAGGAACGAAAATTATTAACTATGTCATTTGTTGAAATATTAAATGATACAAAATATAATTATTTATGTTCAATTAAAACAATTTTGGCAAACAATAATGTATATTTTGTGGCTTCTATTAGTTCAGTCCAATCTATTATGATAAACCCAAATTATAAAAATATATTTGTTAATTTAATAAATCAATTTAGTAGTTTAAATAGATTATTAAACTATAGCATATTAGTAATTGAATTATCTGAAATATATTCTCAACTATTATTGGGAAATAGTGTAGATAGTTTTACCAAATACGTTCAAGCAGGTGAATTTAGTGATAGATTTGGACTACAAAATGGTGAATATGTATATTGTTTTAATTCCTTCGAAGGTAATCAAATAAATACACAAGAAATTGGAAGTTATTTATTTATAGAACAATATCCTGAAAGATCTTTATTACCATTAAAAAATTGTTATATTAAAAATACAGATAGAACATGTGATATTCCAGCAATTGATCAATTAACTTATTATCAAAATAACTATTCATATAATAAAACTGCACAAAATTTTATTACTCATTATGTATATGATAGTGGAGAAAAAATTGCATTTATAAATACTATTATGATTCAAGGTGTTGCGTATTGTATTGGTGTTGGAATAAATGTTGAAGATTATATTGATCAATCTATTTTATCAACAGGAGATAATCAAATGACTGGTAGTTTAATTATAAAAGATGATTTAAAAATAAATATTTTTGAAGTAAATACTGAGTATAAAAAAATAGTAAATATGTATAATACAGGGTTTGGCACAAATAATCCGAAAACAATTATAGATGTAAATGATTCTGGATTAACAGACATTATTAATTTTATTAAAGATTATGCTATGTTAGAAAATACAATAAATATAAATATTGGGTATATTAAAAATTTGAGTGTAATAGATGCGTCAAATGTTGATACTTGCATTAATACTAACTTTATAGATCCTAAAACAGGAACACAATTTATACAAACAAAAGATAATTATTTTTTTGCTTCAAATGCACCAATTGATGATAATCCAGATGATTTATATAATATATATCATTGGTTATATCCAAAATGGTGTGATGAATATTTTACTCAAATAAATGATCCAAACAATAAAGAAATATTGACAATTGCAATTAATAATTGGTTAAATACATTATATAAAAATCAATATATGTTTGATGGAACACAAATTATATTGTCTTATCCATGGACTTTTGGGCAAAAACTTTCTGCTAATAGAATATTTAAGTCAACAAATAATACACTTATTAGTTTTGCTTCTGGTCTAAATATTGGTAATTATAATATGAAATATAATAATAATGGTAATATTTCTAAATTTTTTGATAATATAACGTATATGAATTTATATTTGCAAAATTTTATCATTCGGTATAATAGTATAGATACTACAACTATATCAAATTATTTGTCGTTAAGTGATTATTTTATAAATATTACTCAATCTATACCTATTACTAATTTTAAATTAACACAAATAATTGTAGATTTTTCAAATTATAATAATGCGATTGTTTATGATATCGATTTTAATACATTTGCTATAAGTGGAAATCCTTTAAGTCAAACCATATCACAATTAAAAAATATTAATAAATCCAATAAATACACTTTTATGATGCAGAATATACATAATACTTATTCATTAAGTAATTCAAATCCGCAATTATTTAATAAAGGTGATTATGGTATTATTAATTTTGAAGATGACTATGTTGATTTTGTAAATATTTTTTATTGTTCGGAAGTAACTTCTACTTCAGTAACTTTAATTTCTTTAGAAGTGCAAATAAATACACTTATTAAACCATCTGTTAATATTGTAGGTGATTGTAAAATTTCTGGTGATACATATTTTCATGATAATAATACAAATACTGATTTTGTTTCTATAGATACAAATGAACAATTTATGGGGATTGGAACAAATAAAAGATATTCCTATTATAATATTAATTATAATAATACTACACACGGGCAATTAGCACGTAATCATTTTATAGTTAGCGGTAACACATTTCCATTAGCAGTTTTTGAAAGATATTCTGAAATAATTCCTACTAGAGATCCAAGTAATAATATTATAGAATATCCTGATGATAAAATAAGCTTATTTACAAATAAATCTGCTTTATCCGCGCGTAGAGCAAGTAGGGAGTATTCTATTGATGAAATGAAAAATATGGCAAGTCAATATAGCACAACACTAATTAATGGCCCATATAAAGGACAAACTAAGAATAATTATAAATATGGACCTGATATTTCTTTTGTAATTAAAGATACTGCGACGTTATCTAGAGAAATAGGTAATATACATATGGTTATAGATGATATAAAGGATAATAATATTTTAGCTGGGTTTGGAATTACTGTTGTTGATAACTCACCTAATAATGACTTTAGCAACGAAAGAGAAATAATGTATATAAATAATAATGGTAATATGAATGTAGACCAAATTACACTTGGTATGGATACAGACATAAGTAGTAATAATATATTATTATCAGCTTCAAATAACGATTTATTAATAAACAATACTTCTCTTACTGAACTAATTAATACTCAAATTAATAGTATGTTTTCTATTGATGCTTCTTCTGGTAATTTATCTGTTACCTTAAACGGTGTAACAAAACAATATGCGCCAATCTCATAAATTTAAAAGTATTAAAAATAATTATATATAAGTTAAATTAATTTTATATATAATTTATTGATCAATTGTATAAGGAGAAATAATATTCCAATTAATGCCAATTTGTGAATAAAATTTGCCACAACTTTGACTAGAATTGCATGATGTAGCAATTCGCATTTTAGCTCTCCTGGTGGATGGGCTAACAGCTCCTACGCCAGAGCCAGGAGTGTATTTATTCCATAAATTAGTAGATTGATTACATGTTGAATTTCCGCCTGGTCCAAATAAGGTGCTTTTTCTAGCTCCAACCCCAGAATTTTTTTTATATAAAAAGCCCGGGAATCCTGTGCTTCTTCCATACCAAAAACTTCCATTACTAGGCATTTATAAATATACTATATATTTAAAATAAAATAAAAAATTATCAGATTTATTTAAATAAGTTATAAATAATAATATTAAAAATATTAATAAATAATATTAATAAATATATCCATTATTTCTGTAACTAATACATCGATAACAATTATTTTTCATTCCCAAATAGTGAATACCTGAACCGCAAAATTCTGGCATTCTGAATTCTTTTGATAACCAAAAATCTTCAAGCATATCAAGATATTTATTTTTGTCATTATTAATATAACTATATCTTTCAAACATATCTGGATATCCTAAACAACATCTGCACATCGGGCATTTTACTGAACTAAATGGTTTAGTTTCCCATTTTGACTGAATAGTATCAAATAAACATTTTCTATGAAAGGAGTGTCCGCAATTAGTTAAATACGCATTTTTCTCATGTTGTATCGGCTCAAGACAAATGGGACATTCTTCATTAAATTTAATATATGTTTTAACTTTAAATCTACATGGCGTAGTTTGATCGCCTATAGTAATTGGTAAAACAGGATCTAATGAGTCACAACAGCACTCGTTTACAAATAATGAAGGGCATGGTTTGCATAATTTGTTACAGTCATTATATTCTTTATTTTTATTTCTTTTATAAAGCCAAAATACATCATCAGTTGTTGCCATTTTCTTAAATATATTTATTAGATAATACTAATAAATATAAATCAATTTTATAAAATAATATAAAATAAAATAATATAAAATAAAATAATATAAAATAAAAAATACTTGAGTAGTTATTAGTTGGTATATACAACGACGATTTAATTACGTTTCTTATATCTCATACTTTTCTTCTTTCTTTTTTTATTTTTATGTGTTTTGCGTCTAATTGTTTTTTTACGTCCTCCTCCCAGGTTGGAATATAAAGTAATTCCTCTTATTATACAATCTAATACATTTATTACTTTATGACGACCTCCTTGATCAACCATCACATGCATATAATGCACGTCCAAAACTAACAAATTAATTAAGTTGGGTATTATACTATGTAAGTTTCCTAATGTTGGAACTGGCAAATCATTAATTAGATCTCCAAATTGTGCTCTTCTTTGTTGGTGATAATCAAAAGGCACGGAACCATTTCCTGGTAAACGAGCATCCCATACTTCATCTGAAATTTTACGACGAATTTCTTTTAGTTTTTTTAGTACGGAACGTATTTGATTAACATTCATTCTAACTAAAATGTCCTGTAAATTTGATATGACATTTTTAATAACTATTTTGCCATCTTCTGGTGAATAATTGCCGTTGTGGATAGACTTAAATACTCCTTGATTTGCTGCTAAATCGTATATGCATCGAAACGCTGAATGGTCATTATATATATCCTGATTAGTTGGGGTTATTCCAACAGGTGGTTCGGCTTGTTGTATATCTTCACCAACAGTCGGTGCTATCATATATATATATATATATATTATATTATAAATGCAATTATAATATAATATATATATAGAATATAATACATGGACGCAACGCAACGCAACGAGCGCAATTACAAGATTATTATACAACAGAACAACTTGCCATTATTAATGGATGGCTCAATATTTTCCGCTGGGAAGAAGAAGATCGTCAAGCATTTGTGATTAATCCATTAAATAATCTTAAACAAATGAACAACCCTTTATTATCATTTAATACTTTTATGAATAATGAGTTTTTATTTGATAACACCCCATTAAATGATCCCATAATTATTGACGGTCAGCCAATTACTGTAGGAGAGTTGCTATTCGATATTACAAATGAAAATAAATTATATAAAATACATGATAAAATACTAAAGGATTATAGATCTGGAAAATTTAATAACCCTACAAATCAGGCTGTTATTGATATAAATACATATTATTATAATGAAATAAAAAAGGCACAATCAGGAGGTAAAAAGCATAGAAAAACTAAAACAAAAACTAAAAGAAGAGCTACTAGAAGAAGAACTAATAAGAGAAGAAGATAATTTAATTTTACAATTAGTTTGGGTTATCTTCTAATAATTTTGCTTTCTTTTTTGCAGTATTAATTTTACGGTTTTCCTTCAATCTTTCTTTGTTTGCTTCAGCCCACGCTTTTTTCTTTGCTTGCATATGTTCCTTATTTGCTTCCATCCATGCTTTTTTCTGTTCATATAATTCTACCTTATGCTCTTGACGATATACACGCATTTGTTCTTTAATAACATCTTTATGGTCTTGTTTATATTGTTGTTGTTGTTCTTTAATTAGTTCAACGTGTGATGCTTTATATTTATTTGTAATTTCTTGTTTTCTCTTTTTTCGCTCATCTTCAGTAATAAATGCTTTACATGTATTTAAGTTAGTATTATGACTAATCATTAATTCTTGTTCTCTCATCCTTGCCTTTATTTTATCATTACATAAATATTTTTCAATTTCAATTATTTCCCATTCATCCCAACCGCCATTATCGCGAATTGTTTGATACACTTTTAAATGATGATGTTTGCAGTCTTTAATATTTGTAGTATTTCTTTTGTGTGTTTCACACCTTTTATTAAAAAGTGTTGTATGTCCAATATAAGAAAAATTTAATTCATGATTTTTTGGTTGAATTTTATACATAATATAATTTTTATCTATCTTAATATTATTTTCATCTTCGCATTCGCTATCTGAACTTTCATCATTATATTCTTCCTCACTCATGATATATATTATTACTATAGTTCTGTTTAAGTTGTTTGTAATAATATATTATTTAATCTATTTAAGAAATTTTTCTAGTAGGAATGTCGCTAGAAACCAAATAAATTGAATTTTCAGTAATAATAATATATTCGGTTCCACTTTTATAAAACTTCGCGATTGAGCTAGTATATTCTTCTTCAGATCTCACTAGCAACTTTTCCCCGTTCTCCTTAACGCCAATCAGCGCTTTTTTATCAAGAGATGATGTCCAATAATCAAGCATGATTGGTTTATCTTCTACCATGGCAATTTTAGCAGCATGTTTTAAGGTTACATCAGATGGTAATCTATATGATTCTTGAGCAGGAGTTTGTGTTGACATTATACTAATAGAATTTATTAGTCTTTAAATACTAATTTAATAAAGTATTTTAAAATACTTATTTTAAAATATTTATTTTAAGTATTTTAAAATATTTATTTTAATATTTATTTTAAGTATTTTAAAATAAATATTTATTATAATGAAAACGGAAATAAATATAGAAACTGATTTTTCTTTGCAAAATATAAATAATTTTAATAAAACATTTGATGTAAATATAAATAATGATATAATGAATAAATACGTAGAATTAGTAATAGAATATTTGAAATTAATTCTAGAAAATATAAAAATCCAAAATCTACAGTATTCTAAATTTATAATAATTCGCGGTTTAGAAACAATAACAAATGTGTTTAATGTTATATTATATTACACTAAAAATATAACTATAACATATTTTCAGTGTCAAAAAGCATTTTATTATTATATTGAATTTATAGAACAAATAACGGAAGAACAACATACTTTTTTGCAATTAAGCTCGCGTGATGCAATAATATATGTGTATAAAAAAACTTGTTATGAAATACCTAATGATTTCAAAAAAAATATGTTAAAACCATCAAAAGAAATTATAGAAAGGTTTGATTTAATTAATGCATACTTAAAAATCTATAAAATAGTATTATTAAAAATAATTAATGACGATTCACAATTTAATTTAGAAAAAATACGCAATTTTGAATTATTTTATAATAAACTAAATAATTTAAAGATTGAAATAGACAATTTAACTATTTTAGAATCAATAATTACTATTTTTAATAATAAAATTAATAAATTAGATGTTTTTTTTGAGATTGTTTTATTATATTTAAGTAAAATTAATAAAAAAATAGATAAAATTAATAAATATAAGGATAAAATTTATTTAGAAGAATTTGATTCGCATATTGAAGAAGAAGATGCAGTTGATAATTTTGTTACATGGTTTATAAATTAATAATAATATTTTTTCTTCTAATTTTTTTCTTTTTATCTTTATTTTTAATTTCTACATCTGGCTCATTAGTTAATTTTACAATTTTTTGATGAATATTTTTATACTCATTATTAAGCACAATTTTAATATAATTATAAATAATCATTAATATGCTTTCATCGCATCTACCTACAATTAAAACACTTCCAGTTCTAAAAATCATAAATGAAACTTGCTTTATATTTTTATATTTTTTTTTATTTTCCTCTGAAATTTGCGATCCCGATTGATTATCTATATCTAAATCCGGATTAAAATAGAATTTACATTGAATGCCAGGGTAGGAACAAGGATCATAAATACACTGAATATCATATTTATATTTTAAAATATCACATAATGTTTCCCTATTAATAAAGAACCCACAATTAAAATTTGAATTGATTAAAACGGTTTCTTCATTTTCAATATTATACTCTAATTTTTCAGAAACATGCGGCTGCAATAGATCAATAACCAGTTGAATGATTAGTTTAAATGTGACCTCACTTTGAATACCAGGTATTTCAATTTTACCAGTATTAAATATTTTTACATGAAATTCCTTATAATTTTGTTCAATTAATATTCTGATAATTATTACAAAACAATTATAAAATGCACTTTTCTTTTTACATCTGTAACTCATAATATCTTTTTTTGAAATACCAATACTAATTTTTCTAATATCCTTAAATTTAATACGTCCTGTAGGATTATTAATATTTGTTATGATATGCTCCTCGAAATAAATTTCATTTGCCATTTTTTCTTGGATATCATTTAATTCTTCAATTGTAGAAGAATTAAATTTTCGTTGTTTCTTAATAACTCCATTATTTGGCGTTGCATATGGCATAACAGGTATTTTCCAAAAAATAGTATTCAAATCAAATTGCTGATTTAAATAGCCCAATTTAGTTTTTGTCGAAATATAAATATCAGTTGCTTTAGGAGTTTCAGAATTATAATCAAACGCTAGATGTGAAAGTATTTCTTCATTATCTGAATCAAACTGCAATTTATCTTCTGATTCTGCTATATCGTCTTCTTCTTCTTCATCTGTTGAATTACTATTTGTCATAAATTTTGCCCATTCATCATTTATACTATTATAAGTCATTTTTGATATGATATACTTTATAATTATATCTTTATGTTCTTTAAATTAAATTTATTTCAATTATTTTTTTTAGTATATAATATAAAGGATGCTTAGTATAAAAAGTAATTTAAAACCTATACCTATACCTATACCTATTCAAAAAAATTTATCAACAATAAAAGAATATAATAATAATTTAAGTGAATATAGTTTAAAAAAAAATTGTTTTGACCCATCAAAAAGCTCTCCTCCGAGTAAATTTATGATGAACTTACATATTAGAATGTGTAATTATGCATCATTACATATAAATGATGATAATCGTGAAAGCGAATAATAAATAAAAGTTTGATTATTTGACTCCTGAGCATGCATTAGATTTTCAACAAAATTTAAAAATTTTACGGAAATAATGTTAGGCTTATTTCGAATAATATAATTTAAATAATCTTTAATTATATTTTTTTTGTCTATATTATATTTTATGCTGATATCATGTATATCATAAATTAAAATATCTAAATTTGTATTGTTCATTAATTTATTACTGAGAGATTCCCATATGTTATTATCTATTATATTAAAATTTTCATTTGAATTTATTTCATTTGAATTTATTTCATTTAAAGTTATTTCATTATTTTTATATTTAAAAGTATCTTGATTTGACTGCATAAAATTAATCATACTTCTTATATCCGATTTATATAATTGTTGAATAGAATTTAATGATTTTTCATTAATATTTAATTTTTCCATTTTAGAAATATTTTTTAAAAATACAATAATATCTTCCTTGGGTAATTGATTAAATCTTAATCTAAGAAACTCATTTTGTAATCCTTCATCTATTTTACTTATATAATTGCAAATTAAACAAAATCTAGCAGTATTTGAATAATTTTGCAATAAATATCTTAACGCTTGTTGAGCGTTTTTTGTCATATAATCAACCTCATCTAAAATAACAAATTTCATCCCTGAATGAAATAAAGGTTTAGAATTCACAAAACAACTGATTTGATTTCGAATAATATCAATTCCTCTTTCATCTGATGCATTTAAATGAATTGTTAAATCTTTATTTTTTATTCCTAGTTTAGCTTGATATGCATTTATTAAATTCATAATAGTTGTAGTTTTACCTGTTCCTGGTGGACCATAAAATAATAAATTAGGAAAATATGATGTATCTATTATATTTTTTAAAATTTTTTTATTTAATGGATCAAGAACTATATCTTCAAATTTAGTTGGTCTCCACCTTTCCATAAGCGGTATAAATTCATTATTTTTATTCATATAAATATATTATAAAAATGTTTTTAATATATTACAAATGTTTATTATATCAAAATAAATTAATCAAAATAAATTAATCAAAATAAATTAATCAAAATAAATATTAAAGATATTGAATGAATAATACTACAATGACAGATCCTATCAATCGTGCAAGTTATTTAGAGTTAATTATAGGTCCTATGTACTCTGGAAAATCTTCACGATTGGTTGAAATTTATAATCAGTGTAAATTTTGTAATATTTCAGTAGCTGTTATTAATCATTCTATTGATATCCGTTATGATCCAGAATTATTGTCAACCCATGACCAAATTAAAATACCATGTGTTCAAATATCACAATTAGAAAATGTATGGTATCATAAAGATATAAATACATATTACACGGAAAATTTAGAAAATCATTTAAAAATTAGATTTGCTGATGTTATTTTAATAAATGAAGGACAATTTTTTGATGACTTATATTCAGTTGTAAACGATATGATTAATCATAATAAAAGAGTTTATGTTTGCGGTTTAGATTCTGATTTTGAGAGAAAAAAGTTCGGTCAAATTTTGGATTTAATTCCTATTTGTGATAAGGTTACAAAACTAACATCACTCTGCTCTAAGTGTAGAGACGGAACCCCTGCCATTTTTTCTATGAGATTAACTTCAGAAAAACAGCAAACCCTTGTTGGTTCAGATAATTATATCTCGGTTTGCCGTAAATGTTTTATAGAATAAATACATTATTAAAACTATTTAAATTAGAATTACGTTAATAATATAAATGTTAAATGATAAAATTGATAAAATTGATAATTCTGTTATAAAACAAAAAAGAGGTAGAAAATCAAAAAAACAAATTCAAGAATTATTATTATTACAAAATAATATTAAAAATGAAGCAAATAATATTGAATGTTGTATGGAAGAGTTAAGTAATAAAAATGATACTACTATTGAAAATGATACTAATGATACTACTGAAAATGATACTATTGAAGATTTACAAAAACCTGTGGGGAAAAAACGCGGTAGAAAACCAAAGGGAGGCAAAATTATCCAACAAACCATGCATTTAAATAATAATAAAGAACAAAAACCAAATGTTATTTTACATTTAAAATGTTCATTAAAGGATTTACAAACAAATACCTTGTTATCATCAACGGTTGAAAGCTATAATTTTCCTATTTGTAAAGGTAATTTATCATATGAAACTGTTAATGCTATGGATTCAGAATTAATAAAAAATGACTCATATATGCAAATTTGTAATGAAACTAATAAATTATATAACGAGGATCCAGTTACTTTATATGAAGCTAATGAAGATACAGATCAGAGCTTTAATAAAAACATAGAAACAAAGGAAATATGGAAAAAATTAAAGCAACTAGAATATAATTTACATATTAATAATATTAGTGATAAAAAATCTGCATGTTTTTGGTGCACATGCGAGTTTGATAATCCTCCAGTTTATATTCCAAAATATTTTATGAAAAAATCATATCACGTGTATGGCTGTTTTTGTAGCCCAGAATGTTCTATAGCATATTTAATGGAAGAAAATATTGATAGCTCAATAAAATTCGAAAGATATCATTTAAGTAACAATATTTACTCACAAATTTATAATTACACAAAAAATATTAAACCTGCACCTAATCCGTATTATATATTAGATAAATATTATGGAAATTTAAATATTCAGGAATATAGATCATTATTAAGAAATGATAGGTTATTTTTAATAGTAGATAAACCATTAACTAGGATTCTGCCAGAATTACATGAAGATAATGATGACTTTATTATTAATAACAAAATTATTCCATCAAATACATATCAAATTAAAAAAAAAATAAAAAATAAAAATAATAATATATTTTCTTTATAATTATTTTTTATTTAAATAATATATGGAAGAATTAAATGAAAAGTTTATTTTTACTTTTGATATTAAAACAATATTACAATTTATAATTTTAAATCATAAGCAATTAATTTTATTTTTTCTTGTTTTTATAATTATTTACGTTATTGATTATATAACATATCATAATTCTTTAATTTATGGTTCAGTAGCTATTCCTGGCATTATACCCCCCCCACTAATTAAAAAAAATAAAAATAAAAATAAAAATAAAAAATAAAAATAAAAATAAAAATAGATTAATATATAATTTCAAAATAACCTTCTAGATTAAATTTAGTATTTGATTCATATTTATAACCTAATTGATTAGATATTAATCTTGTAGAATTATGCATTTTATCATAAGATAAATGTGTATGACCGCTTATCCATAAAATTACATTTTTTAAATTTAAATCCTTTAAAATATTATTCCATCCAAAATAATTTTTTAAAATTGGCGATTCTTCAATATATATTGGATTAATTACTTCTTTTTGTATTGGTGGAAAATGCGTCATTATAATAACCTTTTTTGATACGTTATTTAAATATTTTGAAATACTTTTATTTTCGATATCAGACATTTTTGACATAAAAGTATAGTCAATCGGTATGTTATACTTTTTTTTATCTGAAAATTGTTTGATTTCTCGATAGTCGCTTAAATATATATCATTAGGAGGAGTTGTCCAAAATACAGAGCCATATATATCTATCTCATCATTTAATGCAATACACATTTGATTTAAATAGAAAATATTTGTATATTTTTCTTTTATTTTAAGTTCGTATTCAAAATTTAAAGTATCATAATTTTTTTTTCCCGAATAAAATTCATGATTTCCTGGAATATAAAAAACCTTTGTCCATCTTGTAGAACAGTAATCTAAAAATGAAAAAAATAGTTTATGATTTAAATTACAAATATCACCTGCTAAAAATAAATATTTTGCTTGTGGTAAAATATATGGACAAGTATTTGTTAATTCTATGTGAAGGTCCGAATATACTTGAATCGATATTACAGTTGTCATTAAATATAATATATTAATTATATTTAATATATTATATTTAATATTTTCTAGATTTTCTAGATTTTCTAGATTTTCTTGATTTTCTAGATTTTCTTGATTTTCTTGATTTTCTTGATTTACCACCTAAATTAGTCCATCTTCTGTCTAAATCTTCCTTATTTGTTACTGGCACAGGTAAACGATTATTTAATATGTCAGTTCTACGTTGTAAATCTAGATTTTGTAATGAATTTTTTGTATCAATTTTAACATCTTGCACCATTTCATCCTTTGCTTTACTTATTACATCATTAATAGATTTATCTTCATTTAAAAAATTTTGAATTAATTTTTCAGGAACAGGTTTTCCTTTTGGCAAAGTTCTTTTAAACGATAATAATCGGTTTAATGCTTTTAATTTAATACCAGTTAATGGAACACCTCCTGTTTCAGTTTCAATATAGAACCCTATATCTTTTGGATTGATATTTATTATATCTTCAATATCTAAATCTTGTAAATCTGCTTGCGTTTCATATTTATGTTTTTTTCTAAAATAACTTTTTAAACTAGACATATATTTATATATTATGTATATTTTATAATTTTTGTGCAATAGATTTATTTAACTGATATCTTAATTGTTTATAAATTTCTTGATTAATTGATTTTATTGGCGGTGCCTTTTTTTCAGTAATGCCTAGAAAGGTCTTAATCACTAAAATATGATCAAAATTATGCTCTTTTAATTTCTCTCTAGCTATCTCTTCTGAGAAGTCAGTTTGTCTTAAAATTATCTGCACCTTGTTGTTAATATCTTCGTTGTTAATATCTTCGATGTTAATTTTATTTGACATATATATATGAATTAGATAAATTATTTTTTAAATCATATTAAACGAATTGTTATATATAATAATATTATTAGATGAATAAAGAAGATACAATTTGTTTTGATACTAGACCATTATTGGATGAAATTAATACTGTTATACAAAATGGTATAACTAATCTAACAGGTAATTTTATTCATAATTATAGATTATATGAAGAAACTCATAAATATATTATGAAATTACCTAGTATTCAAACTCAAATTCAAAATGAAATTAACAAAAAATATTCTACTGAAATAAATGAAATAAATGAATTAAGAAATGAAATTAATAATTTGAAAAAATATTCGATCTTACCATTTGAACATGATGATAAGTTAATTGAATCTCATGAAAATGACGATACCTTTACTGGTATAAATAAAGATGGTTTTCTTTTTCAAGTAAATAAAAATAAAGAAGAAGATGCAGAAGAAGCTCAATTTGAAGATGCAGATGAAGATCAAGTTGAAGATGAAGAAGAAGCTGAAGATGAAGATCAATTTGAAGATGCAGATCAAGTTGAAGAAAAAGAAAATATTACACTACATATTGAAGAAAAAGAAAATATTACATTACATATTGAAGAAACCGAAATTAAAGAAGATGTAACCAAATATTTAAATGATTGTGAGGTTGAAGAGGAAGAGGAAACAGATTTAGAAGAGGAATCAGAATTGGAAGATGAATTAGAAGAGGAATCAGAATTGGAAGATGAAAAGGCGGATTTAGAAGAAGCTAATTCAGTTGAATCTGAAAATGATTCATCAAAAGAAGAAGAAGAAGAAGAATATTTTGAGATAGAAATTGATGATATAACTTACTACACAAATTGCGAAGAAAATGGTATTATTTATAATTTAGACGCGGATGGAAATATTGGTAATAAAATTGGGTTTTTAAAAGATGGAACGGCCGTATTTTACTAATTATAAAATATAAAATATAAAATATAAAATATAAAATATAAAATATAAAATATAAAATATAAAATATAAAATAAATAAATAATATAAAAATATATTATAATAATGAAATTATGTTCTCCAGCTATTATTTATTTGTTATTCTCAATTACTCAAATACTTATAGATACATTTACAGGATTATATAATACAGCATTAATGAAATTTGTAATTATGATTATAATTACATTATTATTAAATATTTTATGTCAAAATGGTTTAGGTATTATTTCATGGATTATAGTTTTTATTCCTTTTATTTTAATGACAGTTATTGTCAGTATACTATTATATGTTCTGGGTTTAAATACCACAACAGGGACATTAAATTACAATAAAAACATATCTACTGACGCATCTGGTAATATAGTTATTTATGAACCAGATTATAATTCTGCAGTAAATCCTGTATATTATAATTCACCAAATATTATTGTCCCCAAATTAGGTAATCTCCCAAAAAATACGATACATTCTCCAAATCCATTAATTTCTGCACATCCTCCAATAATTTCAAGTGGATATGCTTATAAAAGTTAATATAAAACAGTTTTAATATAAAACGGTTTAAATATAATATTTAATAAATATTATATTTAATAATATGAGTTTTTTATTTATTTGTGCAAATACATTTTTTATATATATCGGTCATTTAATATATAAATATATTTATGCAGATGAAATACCATTATATATATATGATTTTTTATGGTATTTAATATATTATTATAGTAGATTACAAATATATGTTAACAAAATTATAAATTATATTAAATCACACGCATGCTTTGATAATTTAATTAATAAATATGTTAAAATATCTAGTAACAAACAGTTTGAATATATTAAGGATGGTGATGTAATATTTATTACTGAATCAAATAAAAAAAATGACGATTTAGATTATGATTTTATTATTTTATTAGATAATGATGGAACATGTAATAATAATATTATTTTAAATAATATTTCTGATAATATTTTAAATTATGAAAAGTCAGATTTAAAATTTATTATGGTTGAAATAACAATTAATAATATTATAATTCCAATTAATTTTAGAACAGATGAATATAATTATTTAATTGTTAACAATAATATAAATCAACAATTTATCAAATATTTCTTAAAAAAATATTATTATACATTTTTAAATGCAAATAATTCAAATATAGATTTATACTCGGTAAAATTAATAGATCAAAATGCTGATTATATTCAGTTTGATTTTTTAAAATCATTAATTATAAATAAGGATAATTATATTTTGAAATAATTATTAATATTTATTAAAACAATATAAAAAAAATTGAGATATATATATTATATATGAATAATCCACATATTAATAACATGACTGAAACAACAAATGTGGATAATTTTCATAATTTATCAGATAAGTGGGTTCTTTTTGCGCACTTACCTCATGATACAGATTGGGGAATTAATAGTTATAAAAAAATTTCAACTATGGCGACTGTTGAACAAGCAATTGCAGTTACCGAAACTTTACCTCCTATTTTAATAGAAAATTGTATGTTATTTTTAATGCGCGATGGAATAAAACCTATTTGGGAGGATCCTAAAAATAGAAATGGCGGATGTTTTTCATATAAGGTATTAAATAAAAATGTGCACGAAGTTTGGAAAGGCTTATCTTATTCAACCGTAGGAAACACGGTCAGTTCACAAATTGCATTTGTAAATAATATAACAGGTATAACTATTTCTCCCAAGAAAAACTTTTGTATTGTTAAAATTTGGTTGACTAATTGCGTATTTCAAAATCCCACAGTAGTAACTACAGAGGTTAAGTGGATTGTGTCGCAAGGATGTATATTTACTAAATTTACTCCTGAATACTAATCCACTTTTTAACTATGTGAAAAAATATACTTCATAACTACGTGAAAAAAAAGTATAGCAAAAAATATATATAAAAATAATATTTTTTTTATATAAATTAAGGTATTGGTAAAGGTCTTTGGCTTTTTTGAACTACTAAAGGTTCTGGAATGAATACAGGACCTTTTTCGTATATATTAAAAAAATCATTTTTTGTTAATTCAGGTGCAAAAATAGGAGCTGGGTTAACTAAATTAGTAGAGTTTACTCCAAATAAAAATGATTCAATATCAGCGGCATTTGTTGATAATTTATTCCAAGGAACTTGCCCAGGATTTAATCCATTTCCAGCTAAACGTGTATCATATGCTGCACCATGTTGAGAATTAGGATATAATGTATATCCACTTGATTCACTAAATTGCTTTTGTTCTAGACAATAATTGCCTGAAGTATTCTTATTACGGGTTGATGCCATTTATATATACTTTTTATAATAAAGTATAACAAAAAACTTAATATATTTTTTTATTTGTTTTTCTTCTTTTACTTTTTCTTTTACTTTTCCTTTTCTTGGTTTTTCTAATTTTTTTAGATTTTTTTATATTTTTTCTTTTAAATGTTTTACCACCAACCACATGATGGGGTGTTAAATTTGCAATTGCTATCCAACCATATGTATTATCATCACGAAATGCCTGATAATGTGATTTATGTGTTTTAATCATTTCACTACTAACTTTTATTACGTCACCAACATTAAAACCGTTTTCAGCAGTAACTACATCAAAAGTTTGATATGATGTTGCGTTTGCTTTTTTTTCTCTAAAATCGGCTACATTTGTTTCTTCAAGTTTTTTAGTTCTTTTTGGATCGCGTTCAATGAGTTTCCCAACATACTCAGCAATAGTAGCTACAATTTCTTTTCTATTCATAGGTTGTAGTGCACCTCTGTTTTGTCGTGCAAAATCTACAAGTTGTGATGATGACCTACCACTACAGTACATTGCACTTGCACTACACCACGCATCACTATCTAAACAAGCTATTTCTGAATATCCTACTAAAGGAATTCCAGCAGGATTCCACCTAGCAGTTGTGTGAGGTTGTAATAATGCAAGACTTAATGGACTCACACCTTTTCTTATTTGAAATTCTAATAAGCTATAATTATAAATTCTAATTTGTTTCTTTAATTGAACCATTAATGGGCTAGTTAAATCATCTTGTCTGCCTAATAAGGCCAAACCATTAACTACTTGTAATACATTCTGATGTGTACCATCAGTGCGGACAACATCACAAACACCATGAATTAATGCTATAGTTTTATTTCTAGCACATATTAGTTTTCCAGTTGTTGGTTCCCGATCCCCCGAGTAGTGTTGAGTAAAATGCACAGGTCCTACTGAATGCAACTTAAACATTTTTGAATCTTGGCCAGGAGGAGGATCTAATAATGCATTAATACTACTATTATAACCGGTTCTGGTCTTTACATAAGGTTGACATGTACTTCCTGGGGGAAAATTATGGGATGAAAAATGGCAATATTGAAAATCTATACATTGTGACCTATCGGCATCACTAGCTCTGTGACTGCCTTTTGAATATATTGCGACTCCAGGTTGTAATACTGTACCTTCTTGTAACAGTATTTTTTGAAAAAAAAGTTTATCATTAAATTCCAAAGCTAAAATTTTCATAAAATCATCATTCCCCTCACTAATAAAATTATCCATTATCTCTTTACAAGATCTCCAAGATGCCTCGCTGTCAGGATCGGATATTTGATCATCACTAATTAACTCAACACATGTTCCATAAAAAAATGGATCTGCGGCAACGTCTAAAGCACATATAAATGGGTAATCAGGGTCAATGCCAGCAGCAGGAAACTGCTTTTGTTTTTCATATTGTGATTTTTTTACTGGTTTTTGTAACTCGCTAAAAGTCCGGCCTGGAGAAGGATGATCAGGTGCGTTTTGTGATACTGATAATAAGTCTTTAAATGAACGACGATCAACGGCAGATTCTAATCCTAAGTCAGCAATTCTTATTTGATGTTCCTCATCCTGTGTAACCGGTCGTATTTTGCCTGCTTCAATATTTGATGAAGTTTTAGTTTTGTTATTATCCCACTTTACATTAGCACTTGATAAAAAACCAGTTAAATTAACACTATCTTGTTTTTGAAAAACACAACTATCTACAGTACCAAGTTGTCGTTTAGAACTATCAAAAACACGATCATCCTTTTTAAAAGAACCTAAAGGTGCATAATTAAAACGAATAAATTCAGATGCTAATACAAAATTACTTGCTTGTAAGGAGTTTGATATAACACCAGGCGCGTTATCAAACTCAACCGTAATTGTTTGGGCTTCACCTTCACCATCAATTGACCTAAGAGTTGCTTCCCTACCATTTTTATTTCTAACTTTTCTGTTCTTGTCGCGGGCTGTAAAAGGACCACCACCTGATTGAAAATATGGTTTTTTATTATCATTAAAAATATCATTAAATACTATTACTCCTGATAATACATAACCTTCTGGCGTTTCATAATTCTTTAAAATTTCTTGACGTATTTTTTCAGATTCATCATCATTTTCTGGTTCTCCTCTTTCTCCCCTTTCTCCCCTTTCTGTCTCTTCCCTTTCTCCTATATTTGGTTTATTATCCATATATAAATATATAAATATATAAATATATATTTAAAAAATAAGTTGTTTCAAATTATTTAAATTTTCATCTGTTATTTTGCCACCTTCAATAAAGTTACATATACAAGGATGAACCAAATATAAATAATCGAATGAAAATAATAACATTAATCCTAATTTTAAATTAGTGCTTAATAATTTTTCTGCGATTTTACTCATACATATTTTAAATTCTACATCATTTTTAATAAACTTATATAACTTTTTTATATATATCTCAACTATTTCATCATTAAATTCTTCATCATATAATTTAAAAATATTTAAAAAATCTTGCCTGTATAATGCATCTCTAACAAATATTTTTTCATGTTCATTTAATAATTTATCTTCATCCTCTGTAAATATATTAGAATTGGTGTAATTACAAATATATTTTGAATCATATATTTCCATATTTAATAATATTATTATTAATTTTTAAGTATTAATATTTTAAGTATATTTTGATAAAAGAATATTTTATTTACTGATTAAATAATTTTTTATAATTTCGCTAATTTCGCTCCAATTATTTTTAAAATCATATGAAATATATTCAATTATATTATTTTCATTTTTTCTTTCATTCCAACAAAAATAAACTATTTTAATATTATTATTAAGAGGATAAATAATATCATATATTTTAATTAAATATTCTGTAGCATCTAAACCATATTCAATTTCATCTAAATGATAATTTAGATAAGAATTCGCAGCATCAGCATATACAAATACTATATTTTCTAATGACTTTATATCTCTTAATAATCTTTCTAATCTTATTCTTAATTTATGTTTATATTCATCATTAATTGTAAAATGTGTGTTTCCTAATCCTGTATTTTTATTCATTTGACTTTCTGTTAAATTATTTACAGATATATAGTGTTCATTACCAAGATATTTGTAATAAGTATAACCTGTGGTCATATATTCAAGTGCTTTTTCAATACCTTCATTTATAAGAATATTTAAAATATTATATGTTGTTTTACTTGGTGTCCATAACCAGTCAAATGGATAAGAATACTCACGCAAATTTGCTCTTTTAATACCTTCTGGAACAGAACATTGTAAACCTAATGGAATAACCTTCATTATATTATTTATAAGTTATAAAATATTTATTTTATAACTTAAAAGTATTTTTGCAACACTTTTAAAAAAATAAATTTAAACATATTGTGAACTAGTATGCTGTGTAAAATAATCTTTATCACGAGTAAGTTCACGTGAAGGCACCCCTCCGCGAATCCAACCAGCACTTGCTACGCTCTCTACATAGTTAGCAGGATTTGTCATAGTTTCTTGAATACTTGGCAAAAGAGGAGTTTGGCTATATTTCATGTAACTTTTTTCGCTCAATTGGTTAATACTTCTCTTATTAACTAGAGATTCTCCTTGTTGAATTTGAGATTCCATAATAGGATTTACTGCACCTCTTCCTAAAAATGGCACCGTTGCAAAGGGACGCTGAAATAAATCAATACGGCATTTTGGATGTGTTTGAATTGTTCCAATTTGTAAATTAGATGAATCATTTATATTACACCCTCCAGCAGCAATACTATTACCTCCGCTATAAAAAATACCCGGTTGAGATGTAGCTAAATCAATAGGTTTTTTCATAGAGCAATCAGTAGCAAAATAATTTTGCAACATATAATTAGCATGACTCATATTTTGAATTGTTGACTGATCTATACAACAAGAATCTAGACCTATCCTTGCCATATTATCAAATGTATAATTAGAAACGTTTGCCATTTATATATATAACAAAATAAATTTTTCTAAAGATAATAATTAATAAAAAAGAAAATAAAATTTGTTATAAATAAATAAAATTAATAAAGTGTATATCTATATGAATCTTTTTCTCTGGCAATAGCGCCTTCTGGTGTGCTCTCTTTTGCGGAATATTTTAAATCATTATATAAAAATTGAGCAAAAGCACCTTGGTCGTTCACTACTTTTGTATTTGCGGTTGAAAAGAAGACCCTACTGCTTTGATCTAAATTAAATTCTTCATATAAATCGCCGTAAAGTTGTTTACTTGTATTTTTTATTCCAGGATTCATAAGTTGAACAGATCTCTTAATATCCTTTGTAATTTGTTGATCAACATCAGGATTAAATGCTGGTGGTGCGGCTTTTCTCTCTGGTTCGTCTAAAATATCAGTTAAAAGAACGTTGCTAAATGGATTGCGTTTAGTTCCTTCTTTAAATTCTGAATTTAATATTGAACCGAGTTTATCCGTAGAAATTGATTTGGGTTTATCCACTAAATCAGACACATCATTACCATTTATAGTAAACCCTTCATCTAATATTTTTTTTGTGAGCTTTTGCTTTTTCATTTTATATAAAATAAAAATTATGACTAATGTTATAATTCCAATAAAAATTATTCTAGTTGACATAGTTAAAATATATCCTAAAATAGAAATTAAAATAATTAATCGTGTAATTGCATTTAATTTTTCTTCATAATGCATTTTTGAAGTAGGCCATAAATCAAAAATATATTCTTTGTTAAATAAAATAGTAGGATCATTTATCCAAAACTGATTTGTCATTATATATTATATATAAATTTTTTAAAAAGAATATTAACCATTTATATTTATAAAATATGTTGTGTATTATTTTATAAATTTATTTTCTACTTTTTCTGCTCTTTCTACTCTTTCTACTTTTTCTACCTTTATTAATTCTTGTTTTTTTTCCACCAATTAAGCCGAATGATTTTGCTGCTGCATAACTACCTGCTAACAATAAAACACGTTTTTGTTAATACATCACAAAATATGATTTCATTTGTTTTACTGTTAAATTTTTTTGGTTCTAATGGAATTTTATTATTCTGTTCACTCTGATGATTTGCAGTTCTTACTCTATATTCTACTGGCATTAAATTTCTATTATATATTTTAGGATCGTTATCTTCTTCTCTGTATTTTGTTACATCTGCTTGAGAAACTTCTTCTGAAAAATTTTCAGCTCTTAATTCAGCATTTTTACGCGTGTCTTCTATTATATTGTGGGTCTCTGTATTGAGATTTGTAACCTTCAGGAAATGGGGTTGAATATTTACCAACGCTTAAATTATGTTTTTTTGGCTCAGTAAATGCATCTGAATAAGATCTAGGTATACCAAATCTTACATGTTTTTTATTTCTATTTATATCTTCACTATCACTATCACTATCACTATCATAACTCATAATTATATATATATATATATTATTTTCTTTTTCTACTATTATTTTTTCCCTTTCTTTTTCTTTTCTTTAATTGGCTGTGATCCTCTAGGTGTTTTTTCAACTTTTTCTCCCGTGCTAAAAACTGAAACTATTTGTTCTTCTGTTAATACCGCGGGTTTAGATTGTTGTTGTTGTTGTAAAAATTCAGCTGCTTGTTTTTGTAATTTTACTAAGTTTGCCGCTTCGGCCTTTGCCTTCATTCTTTCTCTCATTTTAGCATTTTTGAGATTTTTATTTAATTGGGCTTCCATCGCTCCAGTATTTACCTTTGCACCTTTACCTCCAAGACCAGGAATACCCATTTTACTCAACATAGCTTGAATATTATCCATTCCAGGCATATTTTTCATTTTATTCATAATTTCAGTTGCCTCTGAAATTAGTTCACTTTCTTTTATTTCTCCAGATTTAATACGTGTATCCAATTTATCCCCAATATTTTTAACTAAACCCATAAGTTTAGTGGGATTTTTTATTAAATTACTAAATACGTCTTTCATATCCGTAACATTCTCCATGTCAATATTTAAATTTTCAGCGGTTTCTTCTGCTATTTCCTTTGCTAATTTTCCAAGTTGACCATCAAGCATTCCATTAATATGTTCATGAATATCATCTGCGCTTGGCATATTCTTAAAAGAAGGTTCTTCCATTGTATTTTCAGTTGTTGTATCAAATAATCCTTGCATTTGTTTAATTGTTTCTTCTAGCTTATCTTTAAAATCATCTTGATTTATGGCTTCAAATAATTTAGCAGAATCGCCAAATGCCTCTCTATTTTCTAGTGTTCCAATAATAGAAAATAATATTAATTGCAAATATTTCCAAATTGTGTCACGTGTTTTTTGAGTAATTTCAAATTGCCATAAGTTTTTGAAATGAATATGGGGTAAAAATTCGGTGTCAATATCTGATTCAACTTTAAACATTTCCTCATTTTGGTATAATATTTCAAAAAATCTAGGAGGAAATTTCTTTTGGCAAAAAGAAAATAAAAATTTAATACCTGCTTGTTGGGATTCTTCAAATGCAGTATTTCTCTCTATTTCGTTATCAATATAATCAAATTCCTTGCTATCTTTCCACCATTTATTAATTAAAGGCTCTACTTCTGGAAATGTCTCTTTTACATCTTTAATTAAATCTTTAATTACTTTAGAAAATTCTTCAGGAATTTCAGTATTATTCATTATATGTTTAATATAAAAATATTTTTTTAAATTAAACTAATTTTAATATATATAATTTTTTTTAAAAAAATAGTATTTAATTATCATTTAATATAACTAATTTTATAAATATATTTATAATATCTAAATAATAATCTAGTGAAGCCGTTATAAAATCACCATAGTAATCACGCTGTAATATAACATTTGTATCATAAATAATATAACATGAAAAAATTATAATTCCAATAGCTGATAATGTTTTAGTTAATAACGCTGATTTTTGAAAAAAATTAAAAATTTGAAATATTATTAATATTATTAATGAAACTAATAAAATAAAACCTGTTTTTAAACCTAATTCAATACCTGTTGCTAATAAAAAAGTTCCAATTAAAAATAATACAATAAAAAGCCCAATACTACCTAATATAGCCATATTTATTAAATTATCATCATGAATTTTTAACTTAAAAGAAGCCAATAAAATGCCTTGAATATATGAAAATGCTGAAAATAAAATAAATTTTAACCAACTAGGTATTGGAACAATAGCTAAAATATAAATAATAATAAAAGTAATTATAATTAACACAATATGTTTTAAACTTTTATTATCTTCTTCTGTAACTTTTGTTTTAGTCATAACATAATAAGTAATACTTAATTGAGTTATTAAATTAGCTAAAATCATTATTAAAAATTGTTTTTTATCATTTAATAAAGTTGAAAATGTTTTTTTAATTTTACTTCCTCCAGATTGACCCTTATAAAGTAAATTATATAACGAAGAATTTACCATTTATAATATTAATTTATTTTATTATTTTTTATTATTTTATTATTTATTTTAAGGTGTCTCATAAATATGTGCTAATTTTGTTAAATTTTGAATATATTTCATAGTTTTTGCTTGTTCTGTTGAATTCATAGATTTAATAGGCATGCGCAAACGATCAATTGATTCAATAATTTTATCAGAATTATTTGCATAAACTAAATCTTGTGCATAATCCTTATTAATAAAAAAACTAATATCACCATTTTCAATTTCTTTCTTATATTTTCCAACAATATATGTATTCCAAATTTTTACAATCATTTTTGGATTAGCTTTTCTAATAGCTAAAAGTGAGTTTTTTGCAGTTAAAATATCATAATCATCTGGAAATATTCTTTGAATATCAGAAATGAACTCTATAAAATGATCATTAAACGCAGTTACAATATTATAAGCCATAATTATTTAAATTAATAATATATATTTAAATTATTATTTAAATTGTTATTATTAATTAATTTGTTATTTAAATTATATTTTAAACATATATTATATTTTTTGTGGTTTAGGTCCAGTAATTTTTTGTAATTCTTGTTCTCTCTGTTGCTGTAATTGTTCAACTGTTAAATCTCCTGATATTTTACCTGAAGCTTTATAATCATGGTCATCTTCTGGCGTATTAATTTTATCAGAATAATTTAAATCAACGTAATTATGCATTTGTCTTACTCCTCCATTTCCCTTTGCAGATAAAGAGTCTGAATCCATGTCTAAAAAACTATAATTATCTGATGCTATATTGCTAAAACTATTGCCTCCGCCAAAACTAAAAGCAGATGGTTCTAAATTATTTTGTGTTGCCTTTTTAACCATTTCTTCTTGTTTTGGTTTTAAATGTTGAATAATAGCTTCTCCATAAAGAACATTATATCCCTGATTTAATAAAAGTAAAGCTGGAACTCTACTAACATTCTCAGGCATAATTATTTTTTGACCGTTTTCTAAAATAATAAAAATTTTATTATTTGAATCTTTAATTCTTTTATCAATACAAATAAAATGAATATCTTTTGAAATAGTAGATTTTGAAACTGATTGTAATAATTTTTTAGAATGTTCACAAAAGTTGCTATAATATAATATTGAGCTCATTAATTTATATTTAGTTATTTCAATCAAATATTTAACTCATTTTTTATTTAAATAAAATAACTTAATTTATTTAATTTATTTAAGTTAATTTATTTAAGTTAATTTATTTAAATAAAAAATAAAATTGATTTATTAAATAATATTAAATAAATAGTATTATAAGTAAATATAATGAATCCAACTATTTTAAATAACAGCGAAAATAATGATGAATTAACTTTTACCATTAGTGGCATAAATGTTAGTTTAGCAAATGCTTTACGAAGAACTATAATATCAGATATTAACATAGTTGTATTTAAAACTTCTCCTTATGAAAGAAATGATGCTAATATACTTGTTAATACAAGTCGATTAAATAATGAAATAATTAAACAACGATTAAGTTGCATTCCAATTTTTATTAACTCTATCGAAGAATTCCCAATTGATAAATATTATGTTGAAATACATGTAACAAATATTAGTAATTCAATAATGTTTGTCACTACCGAAGACTTTATTATTAAAGATACTGCAACTAATAAACCAATTAGCGAATCTAAAAATAAAGAAATATTCCCACCTAGTGGTAACGGATATTTTATTGACTTTATACGTTTGAGACCAAAAATCTCTGATGATATTCCAGGAGAGTCAATTCATTTAATGTGCAAATTTTCAATTGGAAATGCCAAGGAAGATGGCATGTTTAATGTAGTTTCAAATTGTTCCTACGGATTTACACCAGATCAAGAAAAAATTCAAGAAACTCTTGGTAAAAAAAGAGGGGATTGGAGAGAAGAAGGCAAAACAGATGCTGAAATCGATTTTGAATCTAAAAATTGGACACTTTTAGATGCTGGCAGAATAACAGTTAAAGATAGTTTTGACTTTACAATACAAACAATTGGCATGTATACTAATTATGCTTTAATTGCTAAGGCGTGTGATATTTTGATTTCACAATTTAATGAACTAAATATTTTAATTGAAACAAATGAATTAACAATTCAAAAATCACAAAATACTATGGCAAATTCGTATGATATAATTCTTGAAAATGAAGATTACACAATTGGTAAATCACTTGAGTATATATTATATTCTAAATTTTATGAAGGAATCAAAATTCTAACTTTTTGTGGATATAAAAAAATGCATCCACATGATGCTGATAGTATTATTAGAGTTGCGTATAAAGAAAATGTAGAGGCTTCATTTATTAAACAAAATTTGATAGAATGCGTAGCAGATGCGGTTCAAGTATTTAAAAAAATTAAAAAAGATTTTGCAAAATTGGATAAGTAAATCATCACAACCTTTGAAAAAGGTTGAGCCAAATAAATTATAAAAAAGGTTGAGTCAAATAAATTATAAATTTTTAGTAAATATTTTTTTTATTATAAAATAAAAAAAATTGAAATACTTTTATTTACTTTTATAAATAGTATTATTATATTTTAACAAGCAAAATTTTAAAAATGAGTTTAATTAAATTTTCAGATAATGAAAGATCTCATTATTCTGGACCATTTTCAGCTAAGGCGATTTTTAAGTCTCCTGAAGAAGAACATGAATGGGCAGCCGCGCATAGTAAAACATGCAATAAATGTCACACAGAATTACCATATACTTGTTTTGGGTTTAACACAAGCGGACAAGACCCATTTGATAAAAATGGATACAGATTAAAGCGTGGAGAATGTGAAGATTGTAACAAACAAATAGCAAAAGGCAAAAATGAAGCAAAAAAAATGGCCAAACAACAAGGCATTACATATAAAGCGCCAGAAGGCACGTGTTGCGAAATATGCGGATCCCAAGATAAAATCGTGTTTGATCATCACCATCAGCAAAACATATTTCGCGGCTGGCTATGTAATGGTTGCAATCGTTCAATTGGAATGCTAGGAGAAAGTCTTGAAAGCGCAATAAAAGTTGTAAATTATTTAAATAAAACAGATAAAAAAAAATTAGAAATTGATTCAGAATCCGGATTATTAAAAGAAGTTTAAGTATTTAAAAAAATAGTTATAGTTTAAAAATAGTTTAGTTATAGTTTAGTTATAGTTAGGAAATAGTTTTTTTATTCTATTTTTACAATACTTGAACTAATCCTTTCATATGATAAATCAAAATATTTTAAATATATGCATATAGTATAATGGCGTGTACCCGTAAATTTAAAAAAGGTGATGTAATTAAAAGTCGTATAGATGACGAAATTGATCAGGTAACCCGTATTGTATTAGACAAAAAAAAGTCTTCTTATACTTACGGGCAAGTTGTATACATCCTTTCTCAACAAGACGACCTGTGGCCCTGTGAGTATATTGACAATACATATGAAAAAATCGAACCGAAATCGAAATCGAAACAACCAACGAAAGCGAAATCGAAAGGAGGTCGAAAATCGCGTAGAAATAAGAGGAAGAAAACATTTAATAAAAGTTACAAAAGATAACACGTGATAATTAACGCCTCTTTCTAGTGCTCATCTTTTTTCTGTAGCACAGACAGTCCGAGCACTGTCTTTCACCGTTGCCGCATCTTTTAGCGCGTTTGGTGGAGTTTTTTGAAACGCACTTTCTGCTGAAAAAACAGATAAAAAAAAATTAGAAATTGATACAGAATTCGGATTATTAAAAGAAGTTTAAGTATTTTAAAAAATAGTTTAGTTTAAAAAATAGTTTAGTTTAAAAAATAGTTTAGTTATAGTTAGGAAATAGTTTTTTTATTCTATTTTTTAAATACTTGAACTAATCCTTTCATATGATAGATCAAAATATTTTTTTTCAAGCTCAATCCCAATAAATTTCCTACCTGTATTTATGCACCCAATTCCAGATGTTCCAGACCCCATAGTATTATCTAATACTAAATCATTTTCATTTGAATATGTTTTAATTAAATATTCTATTAACTTAACTGGTTTTTGAGTTTCATGAATAGTATCATATTCAATACTAAATTCAATTAATTCAGTTGGATAATTTGTAAATGTTTGTTTATATTCTGTATCACTAATTAACTTATTATTTGGACCTAAATGATGAGGCTGATTTAACATTTTACCAATTCGCTTTTTGGAATTTTTTTTTACTATGTCAACTGGTTCTAAATTTTGCGGATTATATGTCATGTTTCCTTTATGTCTAGAAGCAGCTGCTGCACCTCCGGGCGAAAATACGCATATATCTTCGGTGCATTTCATAGGTCTATAATTAGCTAATAAAAATTGGGTTGTTTTATTTTTTTTCCAAATTATATTATATTTAAACCACTCATAATTTCCTGATATTAATCTAGTTGTAAATGGTTGTTGACCAAATAAGACGATTACTCCTGTTGGTTTAATTAATATTCGTCTATATTCACACCATAGTTTTTCTATGTCAATTATACTATCCCATTTACATTTTGTTGAACCATATGGTAAATCACATAAAATTAGATTTATACTATCTGAAGGAATATGTTTCATTATTTCTAAGCAATCACCATTTGCTATTTTAATATTTTCATTAATATGTGTAAATTCAAAATTTGTATTTTCTTGTTCTTTTTCCTTTTCAGGTTCTTCTTCAATTAATAATTTTACAGATTTAATTTTTCTGGTTTTTTTTGCTTTTAATGGTTGTTCTAAATTTAATGGTTGTTCTAAATTTGATGGTTGTTCCATAATTATAATACTATTATATCTATATTAATAGTATTATATCTATATTATTTATTTCAATTTTTATTTAATAAAATATTTATTTATTTTTTTAAATCTACATTATGCTTTCTTAGTTGAAAATTTAAACAAAACATTAATAAGGATTGATGAATATTATTCACATATTTTATAACAACTGTATTTGTCACATATAATTTTTGCTCTTTCAATTCATTTAAAAATAGTTTATGAATGTTAAACATATGTGTTCTATATTGAACCGGAAATTCAATTAACGGTTTTGCCTTTTTGATATAACAAGAAATATAATTTGCAAAAAGCGTATTTGTAAACAAATGGAGTTGATCTCTAAAACTAGCAAAATCCTTTTTATATTCTGGAAAATATTTTAAAAAATCACCAACCTTCCCTTCTTTTCTTAAACACAAATATTGATACTGCAATTTTGGCTGATTTCCACGTAATTGTTTAACCTGCTCATAAACAGGATTTCGAATTTTTGTTCTTTCGCCAGTATTATTATTATAAATGGTAACACCTAAAATATCATACGATGTACTCATAGAAGCATATTTTAGAATTATATCTGTATACGTGCTGAAATTATATGTAGTTGGCATTTTTACCGTAGTATTAGGGTGATGCGTAAAAAAATCAGCTCTATTGACCACACAAACTTTAATATTAGATTGATCCTCATTATCAATCATATATGTAGAAATTAAGTATAATTGAGGTTGCTTAAATGGGACCACAATTCTATTTTCAGGATGTTGTAAAACAAAACTATAACATAAATTTTTATCTAAAGCATTTAGATCTAACTTATTATGGCTTGCTGCTTCTAAAAACATAGCTCTAAATGTTTTTGCATTCTGTGTTTTGAAAAAAGCAGACTGCGCACCAACTGTGCTACGAGTTGAGAATTCCCATAATGTATTTTTATAATCCCAAAATATATTTATCATGGTTCCTTCAACAAATTCCTCCGCAACTAAAGATTGAAATTTATCAGAATCATGGTTTTGTATAAATAAATCAGTATTTATTGATTTTGGAGGAGAAAAACTAACTACTTTATTATCACTATTAACAACAACTGATCTAAATAATCCACATGTAGGAATATTATCATTATTTAACATATTTTTATTATATTTCACAATTCTAAATACTTCATTCTTTAAATCAGTTGCAAAATCAGTTATGTTTAATTTATTTAACACACATTTAGGGTCTTTAATAACTTCATTAAATTCTGCAATTTGTGATAAATTATACACAAATGGTAATAAATTATGATGAGACATAGACATAGTATATTATATTTATTAGTTAAATTGTCTTTAAACTATATTTTAAATTATTTACACATAATTTAATTTATTTTACATAATTTAATTTGTTTTTATTTAAGCATAAAAATTTCTATAATAAATATAGAATCAAAATGTCAAATGAATTAAATATTGAAAACCAACCAAAAAACCCAGAAACAGATATAGACCCAGGTATTCTTATAAATCTACAATTAGGAGATATAATAAGACTTGAAGATCCAACTAACGAAATACTCAATAATCAAACATTTTTTATCGAGTATATAGATTTAACAAAAGCTAAATTAATAAATATAACTACTCTCATTAAAGCTGAATTAAAAATAAATCCAGATAAAACAATTAATTCTGGTGAAATAACATCACTTATTTTATTACACAGAAATAAAGATGCTGGTTATGCAAAACAAAATGGTTTAATTACAGACAAATGGATTACTATTTATTTTGGCGGTGATATTCCAAGCATAATTACATGTCAAATTACAAATTTAGAGGAAGATATGATTGAACTTAAAATATATCCAGAAGGTAATACTATATATATAAATTTTAATTATCAAGGAATTCCTGAAGATTTACCAATCAATTATATTGAAATTAGAGAGAAACCTTCAAAGATCTCAACGGAACCTGAACTTGAACCAGAAATTCTTGAATTAGCAAAAGATCGTGAATTAGTGCAAACTAAAAATATTTTAATAGATGCTCAGGTGCACGATATTCACGCACAATTAAATGCTGTTATTTTGAATGCAGATCAAATTAAATTTGGGGATGAAGATTATGGAGTTATTACTCAATTTGTGGATGTAAATATTCAATCTCACAGATATAGTATTGAATCTCAGGTAGATGATTTACTTGATAGTTTATTATCAAAGTATCCAATTGCTCAAAGAACTCGAAGTGTTTTAAATAATATTCATTTAATTATCGAACGTTTTAAGCAATTAAGAGAGAACTATTCAGTATTCGATGAATATGGAAATATATCAGGCGCAGTTACTCGTGGAGCTACATATAAACCATTAGAAGAATACTTTGACAAATTTGATAAAAATTTATATTGGATCATGCCTGTAGTAAAAAATGTAAAAAAAATATATTATTTGAATGATGAAAGAACTGATAGGGCTAATGACATAATAAATATTGAAACCTCTGAAAATACCTTTGAAATATTAGAAACTATAGAAAAATATAAATCAAGCGATTTAGTAGTCGAAGAAAATAAATATTCCGCTCTTTACAAAGAATTAAATCCATATTTTACACCATTTGATTATGTTGATAGTGAAAAAACAAAAGAATTATTAAACATTAAACAAGTTAAACAAAACATAAACACAATTGTTGATAATTTAGATGACTTTAAAGCATCCGTTTTCTCTAAAAATAAAATTAGACAAGGGCAATTTATAACTCAACTATATAACTTAGGATTAAATAAATTAGTAGCTTCTGATTTTAGTGGCAGTAAAATGTTGTCAAAAATATCACAGTTGACAAATCCGGATGTTTTATTTATAAAATCATTTATAACCTTACCTGAACCAGCAATAAGATTTTCTAGGGTCAACCTACCGAGTTCTTCAATACTAGAAAAGGCTAATTTAAGTCAAACATTTTTAAATCCCTGGCAATTATTTAAAAAAAATGCAAAAATTAACAATATAAATATTAATAGTTTAAATAAAGATATTGAATATAGTGAATTTAATTTTGTTAACAATATTAAAAATTATGTAATGAATATTGATTATGATGAGTTAAAAAATGGCGAAGATTTTAAAAAACTGACTAAAGATCAAATATATCAAAAATTTATTAATATAATCATTCCAAAAACAATCGTGCTTTTTAATTTAATAAAAAAACATATTATTGGTAAACTTTCAATTGTTGATATTGTTGGTTATTTAGAACCATTTAATATTTATGCAAATAGCTTAACATATTTACAGTATAAAGAAATAATACAATTTATTGATGAAAAAATCTCGCAATTTAATAAAGATTTTGTTATTCGTTCCAATATTTTTTCAAAATTAAAATTAGTTTCTTTAATTAAAATTAATCAACATAATATTTTTTCTATAATCAATACATTAAAAAGTAAAGAACAAATAAATACAGAAGTTTTTGATTCATATGATTTTCACGATTTAAAAAATGAAACATTTACAAATTCTGAACTTCTCTGTAAAATAATAATAAAGGATAATGGCAGACTTTATAATAGTGCCATTTCATTAAAAAATATTCCACTCATGTTTCCAAATGATTTTTCTAGTTTATTTAATGATGAAAAAGCTAATATATCCGATCAAATATCTAATGAAACTGGTTCAAATAATTGCAATACAATTGAAATTTCCAAATCATATACCAATATGGAAGAATTATTACATGATAATTATGATAATCCATCAAATGTGGGTAATGAATTTCAAAAATTCAATATTTATTTTGATAAGAAATATGATAAAACACATTATGGATTTTTAGATGATTATGAAAATGAAATGTTTAATATGAATCCTGATACTTTTTTAGTATTTTTAAGAGATAAAATTAAAAAAAAATATAAATTATCAGACGATAAAACCGAATATTTAACTGATACATTAATAAATGGTTATAAAAAAGTAATTGACGGACAATATGCAATTGTATATATTAATGAAAGCATAAATTATTTTATTCGCAAAAATAACAAATGGGTATTAGATGAAACAATTGACAAAGCATCATCATCAGATGACTCAAATATAATTTGCAACATTCAAGAAACATGCATAAGTAATCAGGCTGATAATTGTGAAAGTACTGAATTAAATAAATTTCAGTTACAAAATAACCTTTTAAAAAATATAATAAATGAATTTGATAAAAAATATGCAATTTCACGCGATGATTTTGAGAATTTTATTAATAATAAATATAAATATAATCTGGAATTAATTCCCAAATTAATTCAGTTAGAAAACGAATACATGCTTAAATATAATAATCAAAAAACTAAGCTAAGTTACTCAGCTCAGGAAGGCATTATAAATGTGGTCTCTCCATATGCAAATTTAAGAGATTTAATATTAGCTCAAGAAGATTTTGTTAAAATTCAAAATGATATTATTAGGTTTGTAGGCAAATTTACTAGAAAAGCATACACAACCGCGGTTGGACCATTAGGACAAGCAGAAACAGAACACTGGTTATATTGCGTTGTAACAAATACTCCACTAATACCTAAATTTAAATATGATATAGCATACATATTTTTAAATGCACCCGAGAACTTTGAAAATTCAGTTGATATTATTATTAGAAATCTTGGGTCAAAACAAAGTGATGATGGCGATTACTGGGTTGATGAAAATAGCGGATGGCGTATTAAAAAAATAGATTTTAGCGTAGAAGAAGGTTATGAAGGTGGATTTAAAATTTCAACCAAATCTATTTTAGAAAAGGATATCGGGGATAAAATTATTACAACTGCAAAAAAACCAGTTACACCAGTTTCACCTGAAATAACCATAATAAATAATATTATAGATTCAATAACATTTGAAATAAATATTAATATAGATAACCAAAAGGATTTTATTATTAATACTGTTACTGAAATTTTAAGAACAACATTACCAAATGAAGAAGATTATAAAAGAAAAATTAAACAGAAATTAATAAGTGGAACTACCATCCCTTCATATGAATTTATCTATCATAGTTTTATTTTAAATTTTACAATTGGGATGATTTTAATAGCTACACAGGTTAGTATGCCTTCTATTAAAACCAGAAAAACGTTTCCTAATTGCAAAAAATCGTTTTCGGGATATCCATTTGAGGGTTCCGGAGATTTAAGTAGTTTAAACTACATTTGTTGCGTTGTTTTTAATATGAAAAGTAAAGCCATCCCATGGTATTCATTATACCGTTTGAAACAAGAAGATATTGCCAAAAAAGTGCAAGGTTTTATTAATGAATATTTATTAGATTTACCAGAAGTCAAAAGAAAAATGGATGAAAAAATAGAATACCTATTACTTAATCAAGAAGTTGAAATATCTGGAAAACATGATATCAAAAATTGGACACAATTTTTACCTCCGCTTATTCCATTTACAATTAAAAATTTAGTTAATATTTCATCCGAATTTAAAAGCAAATTAAAACAATCACTAGTAAATGGATTATCCGATCAAAGAGATAGTATACTTGAAATAGGCTCCAAAATTATTTTCTTTTCCTTAGCTATTCAAGAAAAAATCCAAAATATTACAAGAAAAAAAACCCTTTTATTAACAAACTTAAATAATATTCCATATCTTGAAAATTCTTGCTGCAACGATAAAAAAACAACAACAACACTCCAGTATTTTGAAGATGAAGATCACAATATAACAGAATATAATAATATTGTTTATAATTTATCTAATTTATTGCTGGATATTGCTCATTATTCCAAGGCTATATTAATTTGCAGTAGTATTAATACCAAAAATATTTATCCCCCATTACCTCAATTTTTTGATGATAAAACAATTTATTTGGCATTTATTCATTTTTGCAATTTTAAATCATTAATTCCAATCGATGAATCATTATTGCCATTATGTTCAGAAAAACCATATGTTTTAAAAACGGATACAAATGAAAATATTATTACTAAGCTTAAAAAAGACGGCAAAAATTACTCAAATGAAATGTTTTTAAGACTAGTCCAATTAGTAAGCCAAAAAAATGTTATTAATATTGATATTAGTTTACAAGTTGTATCATCTGTTGATAAATTATTATTGAACTTGGATGTAATTGATCCGGTTGATCCAGAAAATAATGCGGATGTTAAAAAGAATTTTAATTTTTTAATTAAAAATGCGTTGGATACATTTAATATTGCTTCTGAAACTACTAGTCAAGAATCAAAAGATTTAAATAATTTTTTAATAAAAAATATTTCCAGTATGAAAAAAGATATAATAGAATTTATAACGCAAAATAGAAGCAGTTCTACATCGAAAAAAGTATTAAATGAAATTTCTGCAACAATTGGCAATTTTTCAAATTGGAAAGCCGATAAAAATATTAGAAATGAAAATAATAAAATATCAAATGATTCCTTGTATAACATTATTCAATTTTTCAAAACATATATTAAAAATATAGTCAATATTTTTCCAAACCTAATACTTAAAAAAATAGATTATAGCGATATTCAAATTCCGCGCCATTGGGATTTATCTGGAAAGCATGAAATTGATATTCAAAAATCAATTGATAATTATTATGATAAATTTAGACAATTTTATGACGATCCAGCATTATATAATATATTAACTCAAATTCAAGCAATATCGAAAAATCTTATTATTTTATCTGATATTACACCTGCATTTTCATCAATCAAATATAAGGGAAAGGAAATTAAACCTGTATTTGATGAAAGAACTAGCAAATTTTTATATGAATATTATTTTTTAAGATGTTTTATCAATTATATTGATTTAGCAGAAAATACTGAAATGATTATTAAACAACTTAGCAAAAAACCAGAAACAACTGAAAGGTTAGTGACCGTTGAATATTTAGATGATTTATCTTCTGGTGCTGATTTTGAAAAAAGTTATAAACCAAGTATGCTATCTCAGGGTAATATAAAGGAATTAAAAATTAAGGTATCGAATCTTTTAGTAGTTTTTATACAGTCAATTGAAGAGTGTATGCATAAAACTAATTTTTCATATGAAACCATAATGGACAAGGTTTTTAAAATAAAGGAAAGAGAGAAAAATAACATTACTTCAAGACTTCAAGGCTTAACTGAAGAAGAGAGAGAAACCGATACTATTTTAAAAATAAATAAATTAGGTATATGGAACAAAGGCCTCAAAAAAGGGCTAACTACTTATGTTAAAGGTGATTTTGACGAGGAACGCGAGGAAATGGAAAAAATGATGCAATATGAAAAAAATTTAGGGCAACATAACAATTCAACCGGAGAAAATATGCAAATTGATGATTATTTAAATGATTTTGTAGAGTATAATGCAGAAGAAGATGAGATCGATCGTGAAAATTTAGACATGGAAGGTTACACCGGAAATGATGGAAATTATGATGAGGAGGATAATGAAAATGCTGATGATTTTGATTCTTAAATTATACCTTTTCAACCTTTAAGAAAGGTTGAGCCAAATATACCTTTAAGAAAGGTTGAGTCAAATATACCTTTAAGAAAAGTATATTTTGCTATACTTTTTTTAAAAGTATATTTTTAAAAAAAGTATAAAAAGTATATATAAATGCTAAGAAGTATTATTCAAAAAAATGAAACAGCCGTATCTATATTTTTATTTGTTATAGTTTTTTTCATAATCCAATTATTAAAACCAACATTTTTATATAATACAGATGGCAGCATAAGAGAATTTGGAATTGGATATAAAAATAAAACAATTTTACCTATTTGGTTATTATCAATTGTTTTAGGAATTATATGCTATTTAATCGTTATGTATTATATTGCTCATCCTAAACTTTTTTAACCAGTTGTTGTATACACAGTTCCTGAGCTACTATCTTTTTTTGCCTTTGCATCGGCTTCTTTATCCAAAAAATCCTTGTAATTTTTTTCCATAGTAGCCGTGCTACTTTTGCATCCTCTAGTTGTTATTTTAAGCTGAACTATCGACGTTAATAAAATTCCTGTATAAATATACCATAACGATTCCCCAATATTATCACGTGTTACAACTAATTCAAATAAATCCTTTTTCATTTGTTTTCCTTCATTTGAAGCATCATCTTTGTATTGAGATTTCATTAATGGTTTTAAAATTTCCCAATATTTTATAAAATTATCTGGCACAATTTGATTTATTAATATTGAAGTATTTCCACAAATTTTTACTATTACATCAGCCGCTTCTTCTAAAGATTTAACGTCTTCTCTACTTTCAGTTCCATCTAATTTTTCTTCAACATCTTTATTTACTAATAATTCAGTTATTATTTTTGTCGCGGCGCTTGAAACATAAAAGTAACCTATTACATCAGAAAATGCACTTTTAAATCCTGGATAAAGTATTAAAACTATTATCATAACCCCAAATATTAGGAACCATGGGATAAATGTCAAAATACCTGCAGCTCCTATATTTTCTGTAATACTTCCGCCACATGTTGCAGAAATAGATATAGCATTTACTCCAAACTGTATTATCATAACTAATACTAAATAAATACCTAAATATAAATAATTATTTTTATTATATTCTGCATATTTTTTTGCATCTACTAAATCGTCATATAATAGTTTAGGTTTTAATATCATATAATAAAATATTGTAGTCATTATGAAACAAATAATATTTATATAAGAACTTGACATATAGATATTGAGTATAATATTTTTTACTTTAATAAAAGTATTTATTATGAATTTTAATGATTTTGAAAACCCACAGTTAATAGAGCCGGGAACAAAATATTTTTTAAATGAAACACTTAAGCAATGTCATATTTATAAAAGTAATTATCATAATACTCTTATAAATATTGGATTATTTATTGGATTTTTAATAATTTTAGCATCAATATTATTTTATAAATATAAAGGAAGACTAACCCATGTTGAAAAACAAAATAAAGATAATGAAAAACAACAATACATATTATCTAAAATTAAAATATTCCAAGAAGCCAAAAAAACAGCACATCAAGAATTAATTAGCGGATTACCTGGATGGGATAATGAATATGATATTATAACTAATAAAAATAAAATGTAAAATTTAGCAATAAATATTAAATAAATTATTTACTTTAAAAGTATATAATATCATTATATTGTATAATTATAATATAATGATAACAATTAATGAAGCATTAAATAATTATTATGGATTTAAAACATTATATGAAAATTCATATAATAAAGAAAAAAGGGATATAATTAAAAATACAAAAATTGGTTGGGCTGAAAAAAGAAGCACCTTTCAAAAATTAAAATATAAATGCATTAATTGTAAACGGCCAGTAGGCACGGTTTTTTCACAAAAATTTTCAGATAATGAATATAGCGGGTTCAAAACATTATCCGCTATTTGCGGTGACCCTGTTAATCCTTGCCTATTAAATATTAATATTACATTAGATTCTGTTAATTTATTTGAAGAATATATTAGCGGGTTTGACGACAATATTAAAGAATATAAAAATAAAATTATTAAGGATAAAAATGATTTACTGTTTGGTTACACTACATCTGAAAAAGTATTAGAGGATTTTAATGAATTTAAAGAATTATTAAATCAAATCTATGAAATTAAAAATGATTATTTAGAATTACTAATACATAGAACTGATAATATTGAAAAGAAAAAAGAATTAGATCAATTATTAGTCGAATCTTTCGAAATAATTAACAATATTAAACGAGATATTCAAAGTTTTAATTTAGATAATAACGTTCAATTAGTTAATGATACTATAAGAAATAATTATGTTGATTTACTTATAACAAAACCCGCAGAAAATGGCAATCCGTCTGAAATAGGCAAACTTGAAATAATTAGAAATTTAAAATATGCTCATAATAGTGTAGAATATGACGATGATACAAATGAATATTTTTTAATTCAAAAAAAAAATACAATTCAACAGTTAGAAGTTACTAGTGATTCTAAAGTTATTAATTATGTTTTTGGAGTTATTAATACTAAATCAAAAACCAAAAAAAATAAAAAAATGTCTAGTAATAAAACTAAAACTAAAAAATTACTTATTGAAGAGTCATCATCAAATAATGATGAAGAGCCAGAGCCAGAGCCAACAAAGGAACAAACAGTTATTTCAAAAGCACCAATAATTAGTCCTGATAAAACAATTGGATGGGAAGATCCATTATATAAAAAAGCATGGCAAATACTTTCAGAACAACATAAAATTGCATTAAATAATGATCCTGATTGGTTACAAAAATCTATGGACTCATACGTTAATTTGTTTAAACAGAACAAATTTGTATTAAAGTTTTTTTATCCAGAAAATATAATTTTTCCACCAAGATTGATAAATATCGATGGTAATGATAGGTATGATTTTGGTAATGAATTATATAATGAAATAATTAATAAAAGCCCTAATTTAGTTGAAGCATATCTAAAGGATTTAAATAAAAATGGAGATGTTGAATTAACTAGCAAAGGAAATGAAGTTGTTTATTCTAATAATAAAAAACCATTAGGCGATATTGAAAGAGCAAAACCCGATATATGGTTTAAAAATTCGATTGAAAGAGCAATTTATTCTGCATTATATCCAGTAAGATCACAATTAATAATCAATTAATAATATTTTATAATATTTTATAATATTTTATAATATTTTATTTTATAATATTTTATAATATATATAATGTTACTCAATTACATATCATTACAAATTTTTTTTATCAGTTTTGCTATTGGAATATTTTTTAGTTATATTTTAGGTCCTGATATGAAAAAAATTATTATTTATCCATCACCTGAAAATATAGATAAGGTTTTATTTAAGGATAATGCTGATAATTGTTTTTATTTTAAACAAACTGAAATAGATTGTCCAACTGATGAATCTAAAATTCAAAGTATTCCAATACAAGCGTAAATGAAATTAGCGTAAATGTTATAAATTAGCGTAAATGAAATTAGCGTAAATGTTATAAATTAGCATAAATGTAATTTACAAGATACATTTCTAACATAATATTTATTAAAAATATTAATAATATTCCATTATATTAATAATGCATCTTGGAAAATTTGTTCACACAGAAACAGGTAAATATATTATGTCTATTTTATTAGGTTTTGGATTAGCTTCTTTATTTAGAACTGTTTGTAAAGATAAAAATTGTTTAATATTTAATGCTCCACCTTTAGATGAAATATCAAATAAAGTATATAAAAATAACGATAAATGTTACACATATATTCCTGAAGCTACAAAATGCAGCAGTAATAAAAAAATTATTAATTTTGCGTAATTATTATAATCAATCATTCTTTATAATAATTATGAGTGATACAACTAGTATTTTAGATTTGCCAACAGATCCTGCGGGTGGGGGTAATATTAGCAATAATATTTCTATGACAGCTAATGAAATTAAACAACCTAATAATTCTAGTATAACTTTAGATCAAACTACAATTAGTCAAATTGTAAACGGACTTCAACAAGCTAGCACTACGGGTGTTACACAATTACCATCCAGAGATATTTCTATGAATACAAATAACATAACAACTGATCCATATGTTCAAACAAATTATATTCCACAAGTAACCGGACAACCAGATTATATCAAAAATTATGAAACAGGTGAAGACATGGTAAATAATTACAATAAAAATGCTTATAATAGGGATTCACTTGATGAAATGTATAACGATATTCAAACACCATTATTATTATCAGTTTTATACTTTTTATTTCAATTACCATTCTTTAAAAAAAATCTATTTACTTATTTTCCTGCTCTTTTTTCATTAGATGGCAATTTTAATATTAGCGGATTTTGCTTTACAAGCACACTTTTTGGATTATTATTTTATTTATTGAATAAAATTACTACACATTTTGGTAAGTTTTAGTTGTTTTATAAATATAACACGTTTATTTTTGTTTTTATTTCGTTAGAACTTTTTTTTAATGAAATAAAGAAAGTATATATGATAAATGAATATGTCGATAAATTTATTGGAAATTTACCAGAAGAACTTAAAAATAATAAAAGCCCTATGCAATTAGATCTAGTATTAGATGGAGGCATATTTAATGGCAGTTATTTAATAGGTGCTTTATATTTTTTAAAAGAAATGGAAAAACAAAATTATATTAAAATTAATAGAATATCTGGATGTAGTATTGGATCTATTATTGCTTTTGTATATATTATTGATTATTTAGATGTTTCTGAATCATTTTATAGTATTATATTTGAACAATTAAAAACCACCAATAATTTAAATATAAGTAAAATTCTTTATAACATTTTAGAATCCAAAATACCAGATGATATTTGCAGCAAAGTAAATAATAAATTGTATATTACATATTATAATGTAAAAACACGTAAGAAAAAAGTAAAATATATTTATAAAAATAAGCAAGAAATAATAAATACTATATTAAAATCTAGTTATATTCCTTTTGTTATGGATGGCAATTTTTTACTTGATAAAAAATATATTGATGGTATAAATCCATATATATTTAAAATTAAAAATAATACTAAAATTTTACATTTAGACTTATTTGGGTTTGACAAAATTAAGTATCTAATAAATATTAAAAATGAGCCATCTAATTTTCATAGAATTTTAGGTGGATTATTAGATATACATAATTTTTTTATTAAACAATCAAATACTGATATGTGCAGTTATGTTAATGATTGGTCATTATTTGATAAATGCCGAATTTTATTTAAAACATTTATTGAAAAAATATTAATTTATTTCATTTGTCTAGTGGTATTAATAAAAAAATATATTCCAACAGAAATCGAAAAGTATGTTTTATATAAAATATTATCGAAAATAACTTACGAAACATACGTAATTTTACTGCATAGTTATTGCATTTAACTTTTATGTTTATTTTTTTTGCATATTTTATAATATATTTTATTATATAATATGTCCTCAAAAATAAGTAATGTAATTTTAAATGATAATACAACTAAAAATGTATTACTTAATCATATATTTCAAAAGCCAGATCCAAGAGATTATAAATTTACGCCATCAGCCGTTACAATAGCTAAGCTAACGGCTTCTAGCTCTAAAGCTGCACCTGCACCTATTACTAGTTTTTCTTTAGATCAAAGAAAAATTATTGTTTTAGATCAAGGCAATTTAGGGTCATGTGTTTCAAATGTATTTGCACAAAATATTAATATAATGACTAATAATACTCTAGCCATTTCTAGAATATATCATTATTATTGTGGTAGATCAATCGGTGGTGATTCATCTATAATTGATACCGGATTAGATATTAGAACCGCTGCAAATATTATTAGACAATTTGGCGCGGCAAAAGAAAGCACTTGGCCTTATGTTATAAATAGTTTTAAGATTTTACCTCCATTAAATGTTTTTCAATCCGCTAAACTATTTCAAAAATATTTATATACATTTATTAAACAAGATTTAATTAGCTTAAAAGCATGTTTGGTGCAAAATAAATCTCCTATTATTTTTGGGATAATGGTATATCCTAGTTTTATGACCCAAGCCGTCGCGAATTCTGGTAATGTTCCTATGCCCAACACAAAAAAGGAAACATTTGCAGGTGGCCACTGTGTTTTAATGATTGGATTTAATGATGCAACTCAAACCTTTTTATGTGTTAATTCCTGGGGAACCAGCTGGGGATTAAAGGGTTTTTTTAATTTACCATACGCTTACGTTATAAACCCCGCATTTGCTAGTGATTTTTGTTATTTAAATTTTGTTTATTAATTTTTATGAAAAATTATTTATATTTATGTGTTTTATTTTTACCCCAAAAATTAAATTTATATTTCTTTTTTTTATAAGTTTTTTCTTTATTTTCTCTCTTTTTTCTTTTTTTACTCTTGAATTTATAACTTAATTTGCTTCTCGTAACCACTTCTGCATTTTCATCCTTTGATTTATTTTCTGTTTGAACTTTATTTCCCGGTTGATAACTTAAAAACCACTCATCATATTCTTTTGTGCCTTTTTTATTTTTTATTTCCTTAAATTTGGTTGCCTTTTCAGCTCGTATTTCTTCAATAGAATCTTGATGCCCATAGCATGAAATACTAAATCGCTTTAATAATCCTTTTTGTTCTAATCTATTTTTTTGCTGCACCTCGAATAAAAATTTAGCCATACATAAAATTCTATCTGAAAATTCAGTATAATAAGGCCTATTAGTATATAAAAATGCCAAGTAAAAACTTAACATAGTATCAATCGTTGCTATTTTTACATTTTGATTTTTATTTTTAATTACATTATAACTATGGCATCCTATCGGCTTATATATAAACACGATTGAATCATTTCCTACCTTTATTTCATAATGTTCAGGAACAATTTCACCAACCGCGGTTCTTTTAATAATTTTAACATTTTTTATATTTATATCTAATAAACGTTCCTTAACTATTTCTGCAGTTGTTTCAGGCTCATTCGACAATACATCAAAATCGGCAATTTTTTTAAATTTTTGTCGTAATTTTTCCGGCATATAATTCGAATAAAGAGAGATAGCATAACCACCAAAAAAAACCACACTTTGATTAACCAACGTATTTTGAACAGTTTCATAAATTTCATTTTCATGCTCCGGATTCTCCATTTCTCTCTGGAAATTAACATCGTCGCAATTTATTGAAGCTAATGGATAATGTTTATTTAAAATTGTTAATCTTTTAAGCACCTTTTCCCATCTACTAGTATCACCTGCTGGCCTACTTAATTCTAAATACATCGACATTCTTAAAAAATTCGGCGGAGCATATAAAATTCCAGCTACCCGTAAAGCATCCTTTTTAAGTGCATTAAATATTTCCTTTGGTATATTTGTTAAATCTGCAATAGGCATATAATTAACGTAAACCTTGAATGTTCCGTGATGCTGACCTGATTTTGCTTCTACATCTGTAAATCCTTCCTTAAAATAAATATCAGACAATTCTTTTGCATCTTCTAGTGCGTTTATTGTAAAAAAATCATAATCTGGAATTTCAACATCTTTATTATAAAATTGGTCTTCTTTTGGCAAAATGTTGTTAATCGCGGTGCCACCATAGCATATAAGATTTTTTTTCTTAATAAAATTTTCAACAATTTGAATTATTTGTTTAACTTCTTCTGAATTAACAACACGTTTACCAATTTTTTCTTCTGCTTTATCAACCGCCATACGTAAAATTGTTAATTCGCAATCTTCAAATGATAAACCTTTACATTTTTTTTGCTTCATTATATTATATATTAAATATATAATATATAAAATATATTATATATTTAATAAATATATAATATATAACATGGCTGATAGAAATTTAGCAAGAAATCCTCGTAAATTTTCAAGTGCACAAAAAAGACGTGCAAATGCTTCATACTATAGAGTTAAAAATCTTCCACCTATTAGGTATCAGGAAGATTTTCCAGATGAAGACTTTTCTTTAATTCCAGAAGAGGAAAGAGTAAAAACATTTAATGAAAGAGCTGATGCTTTGCATGATGATCATTATTATAAAAGAGGACAAATCCCACCTGAACGAGGTGGTAAAAAACATAGAAGCCGCCGACGCTGTAAAAGCCGACGCTGTAAAAAAAGTAGACGAAGATAATAAATTAATATTATATAAATAATTACTTAAAATAATTACTTTATATTATAATATTAATTACATATGAATCAACAAGCTAAATTATCTGGAGTAAATTATGATTGCGCAGTTTGTAAACAAACTAAACGTTTGCCTAATTTATTAGGTAAATTTGTTATAATAAATACAACCGAATATCAGTGCAATTCTTGTGAAACTATTTACAAAAGAGATTTTTGTATTGTTTGTCAAAAAATCAAAAAAATTCCAGCTACTTCAACCTATTATACTGAAATTCATAATAATTGCTGTTGTTAAATATCAAAACTATAAAAATCAGTTGTCACATTACGTGTAGCATATGATAATGCTGGATCCTGAGTTACCGGTTCATCAATTAAAACTGGCTCGTATCTTAAAGGCTGAGGTTTCAAACAAAATGCATAACTACAATTATCAAAAAATCCGGTATTTTGCATTAAATAATTATCTACATATTGATAACGCATCGCTACCATTTGACATCCAGCATCTCTAACCAAAATACCATTCGGGTTTTCTGGATTTGACCCACTATCCGGAAAAACAATCGTCAAATTTTTCTTATTATATTCTCTCAATTCTTCTAAATCAGGATTGTTTTTAACATCGTAATAATTATATGCTCTCATAAAAATAGAATTACTTGTCATATTCACATATTCCATTAAATCCTGATTTTCCAAAAATGCCGTATTGCTCCTATCAAATATAAGTATTACTTTATTCATGAAATTTAATAGGGGCTCACCTCCCAGGTTATGACCTTCCATTTCATAACTATATTCCTTATCTAATAAGATGTCAGTATATGAACTAAATAATGTTGCTAAATTTGAATACATATCTTGATTATTACTCATGAATCTTAAATGAATTAGTATAGGATCAGTAGGATTTGGGGCGGTGCTTGCTGCAAAAGCATAATTTTTAATTGTATTCATAACATCTGTAAAGCTAACATAATTATAACTTTCTTTTACGTAATAATTATCTGTTGTTGATGTGGCAACAACCGGGTTATTATCAATTGAATAAACTTCAAAATCCAAACCTCTTACACCTTGTTTTAAAACAGCCTTGAGGTTGCAAATGTCGACATAATCATTTTTATATGATCCTCCACTACAAGCATTATAAGCTGTTTTAATATAATACTCGTTTAAATTACCACTACAATCCGAATCACTCGAATTAATCGAACGTAAATTTCCATCTAAAGCACCATAAATATCATTCATGTAAGAACAATCTTTAGACTGTAACTTTGTTAAATATATTATGTATACAATTATACAAATCACTAATAATAAAATGAAACCTAAAATTAAATTACTTATAAAATCTTCTTTCATGTTTGTTATTCCGCTTAAAGCGCCTTTTATTGGATTAGGTGCCGGAGTAGACATACTTAATATAATATATTATTTTTAAAATATAATATGTTTTAATATTTATTAATTAATTTGAATATTTATTTCAAATAATATCCTTTGACATGTTTTGAAGCATAACATGTTGTAGCATAATGGCCTTCTCTTCCACATCTATAACAAATAACATTCTTATTTGATTTTTTATTACAATATTTTTCGTGATATTCGCATTTATGTTCTTCATCAAACTGTTTGTCACAATTTTCACAACACCATACTTCTTCATATTCATCACTATCATCAGTTTCATATTCATCACTATCATCAGTTTCATATTCATCACTATCATTATCAATAAAAGTTTCCAAATTTGATGTTTGTTTAATTAAATTATTTAATAAACATTTACTTCTTCTATGAGGTGAAAAATATGATGTAGGACAATTACACTTTTCATTTAATAAATTATCTGTTTGTTTTGTTTCCTTTTTCTTGCAATTATTTGTAAAATGCCCTTCTTCACCACATGTAAAACATTTATTATTTGTTCCATTACTCATTTGTTTTAAAGTAATTAAATTATTATCATTTAATTTAATTTCACAAAAAGACCCACCACGAACATTATTCATTCCATATTTATCCATATATTTTCTTGTGTATTTATCTTCATCATAATCATCACAATCTGGTATTAGTTCTAATACCTTAGTAGGTTTATATTTTTTAGTCCAAGCTGAACCATTTGAATTAAAGTGATTTTCTAACCGAAAAGATGGATTATTTGTTTTTCCAATATAATATTTGCCTTCTTCTAACTGAAGCACGTATATAAAAACCATTTTTAATTATTATTATTATTATTAAATATTTAAGTTTAAATCAATTATATTATACTGGATATAATTGATTTAGAATTAAATAACTATATATATTAATAAAAAATCATGGGAGGCGGATTAATGAACCTAGTCAGTGAAGGACAACAGAGTGTTATCTTAAATGGTAACCCCAGCAAGACCTTTTACAAGGCAGTTTATCAAAAATACACAAACTTTGGTCTTCAAAAATTTCGCGTTGATTTCGAAGGCGCTAAAACCATGCAACTTAATGAAGAATCAACATTTACATTTAAAATACCGAGATATGCTGATCTTCTTATGGACTGCTATTTAAGTGTTGATTTGCCCAATATTTGGTCTGGTATTGCGCCACCTAGAGCTGTAATAAATGCGGATGGTTCTACAACATATACACCCTGGGCACCATATGAATTCAAATGGATTGATAATATTGGAGCACAAATGATTAGCGAAATAGTAATAACTTGTGGAAACCAAACACTTCAGCAATATTCTGGGCAATATATTTTATCTTCAGTCAATCGAGATTTTAGCGGAGAAAAAAAAGCATTATTTGATAAAATGTCTGGAAATGTGCCAGAGCTTAATGATCCAGGTAATGCTGGCACGCGTGTAAACGCCTATCCAAATGCATATTATACAGATAATCCAGCCGGCGCTGAGCCCTCAATAAGAGGCAGAACAATTTATGTTCCCTTAAATTCGTGGTTTGGGCTAAAAACACAGCAAGCTTTCCCTTTGATATCTCTGCAATATAATGAGTTGCAAATAACAGTCACTTTAAGGCCGATAAATGAACTATTTAGAATTCGCGATGTATTTGATCATGTAAATAATTTTCCCTATATTGCTCCCAATTTTAATCAATTTTATCAGCAAATGTATAGATTTTTGCATCCACCTCCAGATGTTGCTATTGGTGCGTCTTCCTATCTAGATACAAGATCAATTTGGAATTCAAATATTCATTTAAATTCAACTTATGCATTTCTTTCAAATGATGAAAACCAATTATTTGCAAAGAACGAACAAAAATACTTATTTAAGCAAGTTCATGAAAATATATTTTATAATGTAACTGGAGCTAATAAAATCCAACTAGAATCAATTGGATTAGTTTCAAGTTGGATGTGGTATTTACAGCGCAGCGATGCCAATTTAAGAAACGAATGGTCTAATTATACAAATTGGCCTTATAATTATATTCCAAATGATTTAATCTGGGCGCCAGCCGAAGGAAATTATCCAAATCCAGAACCAGTAACTGACGTGTCTAATAATATTATACCAACAACTCTTGGCCCAGGTGTAAACCCAACTGGTTTTTTATCAGGTTTAATGATTACAGGAGATTACAGCATGCAAAATGAAAAAAATATATTACTTGGTCTTGGAATCCTCTTAGATGGACAATATAGAGAGAATATTCAACCATATGGGGTATATAATTTTATTGAAAAATATACCAGAACTCCTGGAAATGCAACGGATGGTCTATTTTGTTATAATTTTTGTCTAGATACATCACCTACTAATTTGCAACCTTCAGGAGCGATTAATATGAATAGATTTAACCAAATAGAGTTTGAATTTACAACGGTTATTCCGCAATTAGATCCATTAGCACAGTTGCTTACAATTTGTGATCCTGAAACAAGGACTATAATTGGTATTAATAAACCTACCTGGAGAATCTTTGATTATAATTTCAATTTATATTTGATGGAAGAGAGAATAAACGTAATAACCTTTGTTGGTGGGAATGCCGCGCTAATGTATGCAACTTAGATATAATAATAAAATAAATTTTATATAAAATAAATAATTTTATATAAAAATAAATAAATTTTAAGTAATTTAAATTTTTTATATAAAAAAAATAAAATTGAAATACTTTTTACCTTTTATAACAAAATCATTATTTCCTAAAAGCAAAGTTAATTTTTTAAAAATTTAAAATGAGTCATATAAGACACAACGATCCATTTACTTATTACGGCTATAAATATTGTAGACCTATACCAGAACAATCTAGCTTATCAGAAGAAGAAATCCTTAACGAACAAATATTACTGACACGTATTGACTTTTTATCCGAAGATATTCAACGACTTATTGGATCATTTTCGCCTGTTGTAGCACATCAAAGATTATTAGTCAAAAATGAATTTTTCGATAGATGGATTACCGAAAATACGGGACGCATCATGGAGCTAGTTAACAGTTGGTCAAAGCCACACGTCGGATTCGTTTTAAACCGTTTGATTCAACTTCGTGAACCGGATTTTTATGCATATTTAAAAGGTGGTATTTGTTATACCCACTGGCCTGCAACTTATATACGTAAACAAATTAAGGTTATCATTAGTAATCGAACAAAGTATCCACGTGCGGATATTACTGATGATTTAGCGGATCAGCCAACATATACCATTCACAAGTTTGTGCCTTGTAAGGTTAATCCAACGTTTAATGATTTTGATAACGTTAGAGTTTACGGAGCATACAAAGCAATCGAAGAATATGATACTAGAATAAAAATGAAAAAAGGGAAAAAGAAATAGATAGAGAAAAAGATAAAGGTAAGTGAATATTTAATTAATAAAATTGGGGGCAACCCCTTTTTTATTTTCTTTAAGCCACTCTTTGCAAAATATAATATATCTTAAATTTTAAAGTTTCTTTAAGCCCCTTTGGAAAAATATTATATAAAGATTGCAATTTTTTTCAAAAGTCCAAAAGGAAAACCGAAAAATGGACATTTATAAATGTCCATTTTTGAAAAGTGGCAAGAGACTTTGGTTAAAAACATGAATTTGCTGCATAATTGAAAATTAGGCTCTCACGACTTTTTACAAAATTTAAATTTTGTTAGCATATTTTTTTATTATTTAATTTTAAAAGGATTTAGGAATATTTTATGTCCTCTAAATAAGGATGACAATGGATGACAAATTTTACGCCGATTACGCCGAAAAATTTTACTGTGCAAATTGTGACTTTAAATGTTGCAAACAGGCAGACTTTGATAGACATATTTTGTCTAGAAAACATAAAAAGGATGACGCGGAGTTACAATACGAAAATGTCCAAATTTTTCTTTGTGATTGTGGAAAAGAATATAAATTTAGACAAGGGTTATGGAAACACAAAAAAAAATGTTTTCAAAAAACAAAAATTGAAAAAATAGATGAAAATAATATTGAAAATGAAAATCTTATATCATCTGAATTAATTTTAAATATAATTCAACAAAATCAAGAATTTAAAGATTTATTAATTGAACAAAACAAACAAAATCAAGAATTACAAAAACAAGTATTAGAAGTTTGCAAAAATAATAATCAATTTAATACAATTAACAATAATAATAGTCACAACAAAACATTTAATTTGCAAGTATTTTTAAACGAAACGTGTAAAGATGCCATGAATATTATGGATTTCGTAGATTCCATTAAAATTCAATTAGCTGATATTGAAAGTATCGGAGAGCTTGGCTTTGTAAATGGAATTTCCAAGCTTATTATTAAAAACCTGAAAGCTCTTGATGAAAACATGAGGCCTGTGCACTGCAGTGACCAAAAAAGGGAATCGTTGTATGTTAAAGATGGAAACGTTTGGGAAAAAGAAGACGCT